CTACGCCGCTGCCCCACCTTCGGTGATCCGTACCAATTCGCGCATAGAGATCAGCCGGCGCCGACCGACTTTCACACCGCGCAGTCGGCCATCCTTCATCTGCGCATAGATCAGCGACTCGGAACAGCGCAGATACTCCGCGGCCTCGCGCACGGTCAGCATCGTCTGCGGTGTGGCCGGGACCGCTGGCCGCGCCTGTCCGACAGCGGCCAGCAGCGCGGCAATCGCGGCGGCCAGCTCGGGGGAGGTGTTCTCGCTCATACATACGACCTCACCACGTATTTCCGTGATGTCCAGCGCGACAGATTTCGCCGATTCTTCAGCGTGTCGCTCCTAGCGTCCTCAGGCTTCCGGACCGCTGCGGTGTGTCGTGCTGAACGCAGGGCGCATGTCTGAGGCGCCTGACATGCTCCAGCGATGGCACGATACCCGACTACGTAAAAGTCATTGATCTGCCCTCCGGACGCCGATACGAGGTGCGGCCGGAGGTCACAGGTGCCGACGGCAAGCGAAGGCAGAAGCGCAAGCGGTTTAAGACCTTGAAGGAGGCTGTAGACCACTACACCGCGATCGCAGGGGACCGAGGTCGTGGCCTCCATGTAGCGCCAAGCGAACTCAACGTGCAGGAGGCCGTGGATAGCTGGCTTCTCGGCCAACGCATCCGATCGAAAACCATGTCCGCATACGTAACCTCACTGCGGCCGATCGTGGACCACCTCGGCAACCGGCCCGTGCAAAGCATCACCAAAGACGACATAGAGTCCGTGGTCCAAGCGCTACGCACCGGCACCTCAAAGATGGGTACCTGGAACGCGCCCACCAAGCTGAAGAAGAGCGCGAAGAAGATGCGGTCGAAATGGGCTGCGACATCGATCAATCCGATGCTCGCTAGAACGCGCGCCATCTTCGACGACTTGGTGAACCAGGGCATCGTGGTACGGAACGTCACCGCGTTGGTGAAGAGCCTCCCGGTGGACAAAGCTGAGATGCACACACTCGACAGCGACCAAGTCACCGCACTCCTCGCCGCGACGGCCGACGACCCGTTCGCGATCGCCTGGCTGCTCGCGGTGTACGGCCTGCGCCGCGGCGAGATTCTCGCGGTCGACATCGACAAGGACATCGATCTCGACGCGAACACCATCCGTGTCGACGAGTCGCGGATCGCCGTAGCTGGAGGCAGCGTGACCGGCGCAACCAAGACCGTGACGAGCACCCGCACGTTGCCGATGCCGGAGGATCTGGCGCGCGCGGTACGCCGCGAGCGGAAGCGTCATGCGAAACTGAAGCTGCTGCTGGGATCGAAGTGGACCGACACTGGTCTGCTCGTAGTTGACGAGTTGGGAAACCCACCTCACCCGGACACGCTCACGGCTGCCTGGCGGAGGGCCCTGGCGAACGCTGAACTTCCCCATGTCCGCTTGCATGACGCGCGCCACAGCTGCGCCACGCTGATGCACCTCAACAGGGTGCCAGTCGTCGTGATCGCCGCCTGGCTCGGCCACCAGGATCCCGGGTTCACGCTCCGCACATATGCCCACAGCACAAACGATGCGTTGGCCGAAGCAGCAGCCATGCTCGGCACGATCACGGCACGGAAGACGAAGGACGCGCACTAGTCCGCGCAGAATAAGAAAGCCGATGTGTCATATGTGTCAGATTCGCGCTTCCGAGCACCCGCCCCAGAAACGAGAAAACCACCCGCTATCAGGTGGTTTTATGGTGGCCAGGGCCGGGATCGAACCGGCGACCTTCCGCTTTTCAGGCGGACGCTCGTACCAACTGAGCTACCTGGCCGGACGGCAGACCCAACTACTTACTGCCTCGCCGTACTGGCGACCCTGACGGGACTCGAACCCGCGACCTCCGCCGTGACAGGGCGGCGCGCTAACCAACTGCGCCACAGGGCCTTACTCTGCTCCCAGTATGACTGGTTGCGTACCCCCAACGGGATTCGAACCCGTGCTACCGCCGTGAAAGGGCGGCGTCCTAGGCCACTAGACGATGGGGGCCCATTCCGAATCTCTCCGGGGTACCCACAACGCGTGTCGCGTTGGGAGCTCGCCCAGCTTAGGGCACAACTGCCTCAGAACCCAAACCGGATAACCTCGGTGCTCGCGCGCACACTCGACCAGTATCCTGTCTCGGCACGCCCCTATAGCTCAGTTGGTAGAGCTACGGACTTTTAATCCGCAGGTCCCAGGTTCGAGCCCTGGTGGGGGCACCAGACCGACACCACCGCCGCCCCCTCCGGTCGGTGGTAGGTACTTCGGCCCACTTTCGCGCATCAAGTAATCGACCTGAATCCCAGTCGACTTCTGGATGTGCTCCAGGTCGGCGACATCCAAGGGCGTGTTGCCCGAGTACCGCTGCTGCACGTACCCGCGCCCCCATCCGGTCTTGTCGCCAAAATCCTTCTGGGTCAAGCGGATTCCAGCCATCACCTCACGCAGTCGGCGCGCGACAGCAACAGGCAACGATTCCTCGTCTACCAGGTACGAAGTTGTCATAAGCACCAGTTTGCACGGCACCCCTGAAATATGCAATGCAGCGCGGCTGATGATGGCCCACTGCAACAAAATGCATGACATTCATGCATTTGGTTCTTGACGGGTGCATCATGCTCGTGTAATTACATCTATGTGATGCAATCGCATGTGGCAGACAACGTGAGGGCTGAGGCAGCCCGGCGCGGCAAGAATCAGAACGACCTCGCCGAACTGCTCGGGATCAGCCGCCAGGGCGTCTCTCAACGCCTACTCGGGCGCATTGAGTTCAGGGTCGGAGAGCTCCAGGCGATCGCAGCCTTCCTCAAAGTCCCGATCACCACGCTCGTCCCCGACCAGGCGGTGGCTTCGTGAGCGCGCCCGTGGCAGCACTAGCTGGTCTGGCCGAGGCTATGGGGCTTCCCTTCGAGCTTGTTGATCCGCTCCTCGAAATCCATCACCGCGCCGCCATAGGCGACGATCATCAGCCGCAGCGCCTCGTCGTCGCTAATCCTGCCCGCGGCTCGCTTTCGGACAATGTCCTGAACGCTGAACGACCACGGGTGGGTTGCCTCGACGATTTCATAGGTCAACAGGTCGTCGATACCGCTCATCACAAATCTCCTTATGCTGCACGGGCGCTAACCCGTTATGTAGCCGTCGCGGTCCTTATGCCGTTCCGGTGGTTGCAGCGTAAGGCGGTGACCCGACGCGCCGTGCCCCTCGCGCGGCCGTCGGGCACCATCCAGGGCGGTGCCGAATGAGCGCCGTGGAGCTGTTCACCTACGGAGACACACATCACGTACGTGTAGTTCGGGATCCAGAAGGCGATCCCTGGTTCGTGCTGGCCGACCTGTGCCGCGTACTTGCCATCGCCGCCCCGGCCCGGCTAGCCGCACGGCTCGACGAGGGGGTGCGCCAGACGCACACCCTCCAAACTGCGGGCGGACCTCAGCAGATGACCATTGTGTCCGAGCCGGGCATGTACGAGGTCGTCATCCGCTCTGACAAGCCCGAGGCCGCGAAATTCCGACGTTGGATTACCACCCAAGTACTCCCCGCAATCCGCAGGACCGGCACATACAGCCGCTACCCCGCCCAGCCCACCGAGCTCCCCTCCAAGCGCCAGCTTGCCCAGATGGTCATCGACGCCGAGGACCGCGCCGACGCTGAGACCCGAGCCCGCATCGAGGCCGAGTCACGCGCAAAGGCGCTCAGCGCCGCACGTGAGGCGGATGCACCCAAGGTTGAGTACGTCGATACGTTCGTCACGGACACGGACCTTCTGTCGTTTTCCACGGTGGCCTCCACCTGCCGGATCACCGAGAAGCGCTTGCGCGCGTTGTTGATCGAGCGCGGGTGGATCTACGTCCAGACTGATAGCCGATGGTCCGAGTCGGCGGGCAAGAAGATCGAACGCCGCCGCTACTCCGAGAAGGCCGACAGGAAGAACCACTTCCGACGCGTCGAGACCCATGACGCGCCGCGATTCCGCGCGTCCGAAGTCATGCACACGCTCAAGATCACCCCGACTGGCGCACGGGCAATCGCTCGTCTCGTCGCCAATTCAACCTGAATTCTGCTCTACCACAACTGAATAAGTAAAGACGCTGGCGGTCCCGTCGCCAAACAGAAACCGCCAGCGTCCCCTACCAACCAATCCTACTGAGAGGACTTGGCATGCCCCAACATATCCGCAGGCGGTCGCACGGGCGCCGCCGACCCCGGCTGAGCAGCTACGACGCGATCACCGTCGTGCTGGCTGCTATCGCGGTGCTCGCCGCGATGCTGCTGGCCTCCCCGGACTCGCACGCCGACCCGGTGACCGATGACTTCGTGACGACGAGCGGCTGGCGCGTGTGCAACGAGCTGGACGCGCAGCCCAATTTCGACGGCATCCGGTACTCATACCGGGCACTGTCGGCGCGCGGCTACAGCCTCGATCAGTCGGCCCAGATCATCGTGGGCTCAGTGAAGGTGTGGTGCAAACGCCATGCGCCACTGCTCAAGTCATACGCCGACACCTATGCTTCAGAGCCGCAGCAGAGCCAGGGGCGCGCGGCATGACCATCACCTTCGACCCCAACCCGACGTTCGACGAGCTCATGGCCGCGTTCGACAAGGCCGAACGAGCATGCTCCCCCACCGTCGTGAATATCATCCTGGATCTCGAAATCGCCGATCTGTTCGAGAGATTGGGCAATCGCGGCATCGCCGTCCTGGTCGCCAATCAGAAGGCGTGGCGCGAGTCTGTCAAGAAGTCGGGTACAGACCCGCGATGCGCCTGGACCGCCGACGCTACCGCCGAGGTCGTGCTCGTCGAGTTCTTCACCGATCGCGACAACCGGGACAAAGCCAGCGACGTGCTCAAGGCGGATTCGTAATGACCAAGGGCAGAACACATACCGCGACCGGGTTCCTGATTCTCGAAGCGTCCAGATACAGGTACGGACTCGCTGGCGAGGACGGACTCAGGCCGGTTGATGGCCTGCGCATCGTTGGCCAGCGCGCGAACCGACCGGCGAAACTGGCCCGTGACCAGATCGCCGTCAAGGTAGCGATCACCATCGACGACGCCGAATTCTCCCCTATTACAGCGACACTCGCGCTCACCCTCGACCCGTCGCGGGTCATCCATCCGGTTGTCGAGGATCTGGAGCCTAGCGAGTGAATCGGTACTACTGCCCCGTGTGTTGGGCCCGAGTAAAGCGCCCCAGCGGAGGCAATATCACGGGGCATTTCGACACCGTGACCAGGCCTTGCCCCGCTTCGGGATACCCGTTCTCCATTGCGTTGATAACCCCGCTCAACGGTGCCGGGTTGCGGAACACCATCAAGCGGATTCACGAGCTACGAGAGGCGATTGCCGCATGACAACTACCGCCGAAATCCCCACCGCTGACGGCCTATACGGCGGTATTCCTGATGAGGTCTACCACGCCGACCGCACCAGCTTGTCGTCGTCAGGTGCTCGTGCACTGCTGGCGCCATCCTCGCCCGAGATCTTCCACCACCAGCAACGGCAACCGCCAGAACCCAAGCCGCAATACGACTTCGGGCACGTAGCCCACAAGTTCGTGCTGGGCGAAGGCGCCGATATCTGCGAGCTAGATCCGGCCGTTCACGGGCTGAACAAGGATGGCTCCCCCGCCAAGTCACCCACCGCCACCGCGATGTGGCAGCAAGCGGCCGAGGAAGCACGCCAGCGCGGCCAGATCCCGATGCACATCGCCGAGGTGGCCAAGGCCAAAGCGATGGCGGCCAGGGTTCACGAGCACCCGCTCGCCGGGCCGCTACTGACCGACGGGACACCGGAGCTGTCCGGATATTGGCACGATCGGGAGACGGGCGTGCGCCTGCGATTCCGGCCCGACTGGCTGCCCAACCCCGGCCGGGGACGGCTGATCGTCGTCGACTACAAGACCAGCTCCAGCGCCTACCCGGGCCACTTCGCCAGGGCCGCAGCCGAATACGGCTACCACCAGCAGGCGCCGTGGTATCTGGACGGTCTGGCCGCGTGCGAGATCGCCGATGACGCCGCGTTCCTGTTCGTCGTGCAGTCCAAGACGGCGCCCTATCCGATCACCGTGGTCGAGCTCAAGCCCGAGGACATCGACCTCGGTCGGCGCCGCAACCGCAAGGCCATCGACCTGTACGCCCAATGCGTCGCCGATGACCACTGGCCCGGCTACGGCGACCACGTGCACTCGGTATCGCTCCCCAGTTACGCCACCTACCAGCAAGAAGGAGAACTCGATCAGTGACCGTCACCCCCTACCAGCCCATCTCGCCCGCACCGCGTACGGCAGTCAGCCAGGCCACCTCAGTCGAACAGTCGCGCGCCGTCGCCGAGGTCCAATCCGCCGTCATCGTGGCCCAGCAGATCCCGCGTGACATGCAGCGGGCCGAAGCGGAGATGCGCGATACGTGCAATCGATCCGCGATGGCGAAACAGGCCTTCTACCAAGTGCCGAACCGAGGCAACGGCGCATCGGTGCACCTCATGCGCGAACTCGCGCGAGTCTGGGGCAACGTGCAGTACGGCGTCAACGAGCTGCACCGCGACGACTCCCGGGGCGAGTCGGAGGTTCAGGCGTGGGCGTGGGATGTGCAGACCAACACCCGCTCTACGCGCACCTTCATCGTCCCCCATGCCCGCATGTCAAAGGGGCGCCGCCAAGAACTCACCGACCTCGGTGACATCACGAACAACAACAACAATGCGGGCGCTCGCGCGGTCCGTGAGTGCATCAACGCCATCTTGCCCAAGTGGTTCACCGAAGCGGCACAGGACATCTGCAAGGCCACGCTGGAGAACGGCGAGGGCGTGCCCTTGCCCAAGCGCATCGAGGACATGATCGCCGGATTCCGCGCCATCGGCGTCTCCCAGGCGCAATTGGAGACCAAGATCGGCAAGAAGCGCGGCGCCTGGGATGCGGGCGATGTCGCACAGATGGGCATCACCTACACCTCGATCACCCGCGACGGCTACGACAAAGCCGAGATGTTCCCGCCGGTCGCAGGAGTGACAACCGACGAGATCAAGGCCAAGGCCCCGGACAAACCGAAGACCGAAGCGGCACCAGCTCCCGAGCAGGCACCAGCCCCCGAGAAGGTCGAGGAAGCGCCCGAGGCCAACCCCGCTGAATACAACTCGCGCGGTGAGTTTCTGGCCACCAAAAAGACCATCGGCACCATCCGCGGGCTGCTCGGCAACGCGGGCTATTCCCTGCGCGGCGATGCGGCCACCGTCAAGACGCTCACCTATCTGGCCACTGTCGTCGGCCGCGAAATCGCCGACATCAACGACCTATCCGAAGCCGAGGCCGAGGTAGTGACCGACGTTCTGAACCAACCCACCACAACAGAAGGGAATGAATAACCATGTCCGACAACGACACCGAGAAGAAAGAGGAAGGCACCGAACTCGCGCCCGGCGACATCACCGAGTTCATCGTCGTCTTCACCCAACTCAACAAGGGCCGCACGCAGGTCGAAGCAACCAAGGCACTGCATGAATGCGTCGAGGCCGCGATGGCCACCGGCAAGAAGACCGGCACCGTCACGATCAAGATCAAGGTCGAGCCACTGGAGTCCGGCGCAGTCAGCCTCGTGCCCGATGTCACCAGCAACCCCGCCAAGGACCCGGCCGGAACGATTTTCTTCGCCGACGGCGAGGGGGGTCTGTCCCGCGACAACGCCAGCATGCACTACGGCCTCAGGTAACCCAACCCACCCGAAGGAGTAACACCCATGTCCGACAACACCATTGCGCTACCAAAGCACGACGCCGATCTGATCGACGAGCCCGACGCCGACGCCCCGCTGTACCTCGTCACCGCCAACGGCGAGAACGGCCTCCATATCGAGGTGGTCGACGTACGGGGCAAGGTACCCGCCGCATTCCCGCCGCGCGCACCTGAGCGCCGAACCGTGACCGACACAGCCTCATTCCTTGCCGAGGTCACGCGCCGGCCACTACTCCAAGGCCTCTCGACCGTCTGGGGCAACCGCGACAAGGGACAGGTCAGCGTCATCTACAACGAACTCGGCACGGACGCGACGGCGGACTACACCCGCCGAAACGATCTGCTCACTCTCCAGTTCGTCGCGGACCCGGACTGGGCGACCCTATTTAAGGCCGCTGACGGCGAATACCACGGCCAGGAGAAGTTTGGCGATTTAATCGAGCAGGCCGGACACCTGATCACCAGCCATCCGGCCGCCGAGGTCGTTGAAATCGTCGACAGCATCCAGTCATCCAGCAATGGGTCATTCAAGTCTCAGATCAAGCGCGACACCGGAAGTCAGCACCTCACCTACAGCGAGGAAGTCACCGCATCGGCGGGCACCGCCACCCGGCCACTTGAAGTACCGCGAGAGATCACACTCGCTGCGCGGCCGTTCGAGGACTACCCGCTGATCGAGGTGACGTGCTGGCTGCGCCTGCGCGTGAGCCAGGGGCAGCTGTTCCTGGGGTTGTTCCCCAAGCCGTACGAGCACTTGGTGCGCGATGCCTGGACGCAGAAGACCGGCGAGCTGTCCGAAGCACTCGGCGTGCCCGTCTACGCCGCCAACCTCGGCAAGTAGCCCCACTAACCAAGTAGAGGAGACCTGATGTCCCGCAACCTCATCGTCGTAGACCTGGAAACAACCGGCCTCGGTCCGCAGTGCGCGCCGATCGAGGTTGCGGCCATCAACGTCGACACCGGAGAAACACTCGAATTCGTGCCGTACGTCGACCTGTCCAAGGTCTCGATCGAGCCCCAGTCCTTCGCCATCAACCGCTATTTCGAACGCGGTGTGTATGACGTAATGCTCAATCCCGACGAGACCGACGATATGTGGCAAGCACTCGGGGCAATGCTGCGCGACAACACTTTCGCCGGATCGAACCCGACATTCGATTCGTCGATTGTCCTCCGCGAGGTCGGTGGCCCGCCACCTTGGCATCACCGCCTGGCAGACCTCGCCGCCTACGCGGCCCCAGCACTCGGGCGCGACCCGTCCGGGCTGCCGGGACTGGCCGACGTACTCGCCGCCCTCAAGGTCGAGAACCGTTGCCCACATTCGGCCCTCGGCGACGCCGAGGCCACCGCCAAAGCATTCGTGAAGCTGCGCGACTTCTACGCGGATGTGACCCTATGACCGCCCCATCCATCTCCCGTCGCTACATCGACGCCACCCCCGTGCGCGAGCACCTGGAGAAGCTACAGGCGATCGGCTGGACCGTCAACGCCATCGCGGCCGCCAACGGTCACCCGGGAAAGCTCGTCACTACTCTGCGCCAGATCCTTCGCGGCCAACAAACCTGTGCCCCATCCACCCGCGACTACGTGATGTGGATGGACCCCGAACTGCCTCCCGAGACGGGAAAACCGTTCGTACTCAAATGGTCCGAATACGTGTACATCGGCGTACCCGACCATGCGGCTGCGCGCGAAATGGGCATCACCTACAACTCCATGTCAGAACAGCTACGGCGCAACGGTTTCCAGCCATCGGCGCTGCTGTATGAGCTGGCCCGCGAGGAACGCAAGAAGGCCAAGGCCGCCGCATGACGCTGACCGAAGATCAACGCTGGCTGCTATGGACCGTCGGCCTGAACATCAGCCGCGCCTTGCTGTCCGATGAGGGCTTGCAGAGTCACATGTCTAGGCGGGGCGGGTACCTAGGTTCGCCGCGCGACGGCGCTCCGGAGTGGATGAACAGCTACGAGACCCACAACAACAAGATCACAAGCCCGATGAGCGGTGGCGTGCGAGTCACCGTGACAGCCAGCCAGATTCGGGCTTTCCGCAAGACAATTCCCGCCGATCTGCTCAGCGAGCTAGCCACGATCGACAAAGCCGAACTCGACGAACACCGCCGCACCGCGATGTGGTGCCGCTGCCACTGGACCTACGACGGCGAGGCCCGGACGCACACGGACTTTATGCAGCGCGAGTACTACCACCCCACCGATGATGAAGACGAAGCGCATATGGACATCGTGCACAGCCTGCGCGACCGCGAATGGGACTGCCTGGCGGCAATCCTTGGCGTCGGCGTCGAGCCCATCGGACAGCTGGAGCTGTTCGGAGTCAGCGCATGATCACGCCCTACTACCAAGACGAATCGGTCAGCCTGCACCACGGCGACGCCCTCGACGTGGCCAAGGCACTGCCCGCCGGCGGGGCCGATTGCATCGTCACCAGCCCGCCCTACTTCGGCCTTCGCGACTACGGCGAGCCCGGCCAGTATGGGCTGGAGCACTCGCCAGCCCAGTACGTCGAGAATATGCGCGCGCTGTTCGCCGAGCTGCGCCGCGTGCTCGCCGACGACGGAACACTCTGGCTCAACCTTGGTGACAGCTACTACAGCGGCCGGGGCAACCCGGGCCCGAACGCCGACGACCGAAAGAACATCGCAAGGCGCGGCTGGGTCCGGCCCGTAGACCGCCCCGGACAGTCATGGGCGAAACCCAAAGACCTGCTCGGCATCCCGTGGAGCGTCGCATTCGCACTGCGCGATGACGGCTGGTACCTGCGTAACGACAACATTTGGAACAAGCCGAATCCCATGCCCGAGAGTGTCAATGACCGCTTTTCGAGCAAGCACGAGTACGTGTTCATGCTGACGAAATCCCGCCGCTACTGGTTCGACCTCGATGCGGTCAGGCAGCAATACGAGGGCGACCGTGATGCTTCCCGGCGCTCACGATCGGGTAACACCAACAAGGCCAACAGCGTCACCACCCCGTGGGTTCCACCCGAGTCGCGTCCGACAGCATGGAACAACCAGTCGAATATGGGTGCCACTGGGAGCCAACACACTTGGGCCAACAAGGGTGGCCGCAACCCTGGCGACGTGTGGACCATTCCGACGCAACCATTCCCGGGCGCGCACTTCGCGGTCATGGCCTCCAGGCTTGCTCACCGTTGCATCGCGGCCGGATGTAAACCAGGTGGCACCGTGCTCGACCCGTTCAGCGGCTCCGGCACAACGGGAATGGTGGCCCAGCGCCTCGGGCGCAAGTACATCGGCATCGACCTGAACCGCGAGTACCTGGATCTGTCGCTACGCACGCGGTTACAGAACGCGGCGCTAGTCGACGAGGCGGGCGCATGAAGCACGCGTTTTGCGACAGGTGCGGGCGCTACTGCGTCGTGCGCAACCACCGAGATTGCGTGTGCCACGACTGCGAACTGAGCATGAATTCCATAGCGGCAATGCTCAACCCGCGCTGGGCACGCCCGATGACTAGCAGCGAGATCCAGCTCGCCCATACCTGGCTGATGATCGAACTCGGCTCGAAGACGAGTGCGTCATGAGCCGCACCCCCGAGAGCACCAAGGCATACCAGGCCGGTCTGTGTGTGGACTGCAAGACCGAGCCGCACAGTGCCGGTCGGCCGCGGTGCGAGAAGTGCCATATGAAATTCAGAAGGGGTGAGTGATGCCCATCCGCCCGGAGAACCGCGATCGTTGCCCCAACGAAACGTAAGGAGAAGTGAATGTGCACAACGGTTGTGCCTCGACTCATCACATTCGAGACCGAAGAACACCTACACGACCATGCCGAGCGGCTGAACCAAATCGGTGTCGATCCCGACGTTCCGATCATCGACGCGAACGGTCACGCTGTCCTGGCCTGTCGCACAGCACCCGGTGGAGACGGGTGGGGTTTCGAGTACTACTCACCGGGCGAGGACGGATTCATGCCTTGCATCCACCCCGCCGGGTCGGACTGCTGCGGAGGCAACGATCGAACCAGCGAATGGAAACCAACATTCCCGGTGACGGGCCTGGTCTGCTACGACCTGTCTGGCACCGAAGGCCTCTGATGCCCATCCGCCCCGAGAACCGCGACCGCTACCCCAAGGACTGGCCCGAGATCTCGCGCCGCATCCGTTTCGAGCGCGCCCAAGGCCGCTGTGAGTGCGAGGGCGAGTGCCTGCGCGGTACACACCTGGACCGCTGCATGAACGTCAACGGACAGCCCGCATACGGCACCGGCAGCCGCGTGGTGCTCACCGTGGCGCACCTGAACCACACCCCCGAGGACTGCCGCGACGAGAACCTGCGCGCCATGTGCCAGGGCTGCCACCTGCACTACGACCTAGAGCACCACGCACAGACGCGCCAGCGGGCACGCACGGCGGCTCTTGAGGCACAGATGGACCCGATGTTCGGCCCCGAGATTTTGGGGTGAGAAGGAGTGCCGAACGTGCCGCAGTCTGAATACATGCACGCGAATCAGAGAAAGGAACACCGTGGCTAACTCGGCCGGAATGCTCAAGGAATCAATCTGGCGCGACGGCCATTTCCGAGCGCTCACACGCACCGCGCAATGCACCTATGCGCAGCTGCTCAGTCAAAAGGATCTCGACCGCGCCGGGATGCAACCACTTCAAATCACCAAGTGGGCCAAGGGGTGCAACGAGATGTCCGTCGAAGACCTACAGGCCAACCTCGACGAGCTGGAGCGTGAACGGTTCGTGTTCTACGACGAGGACACTGACGAACTGTTCGTGCGCGCCTACATGCGTACCACCGAGGTCACGCGGTATCCGCAGTACCTCAAGAGCGCCTTGAAATGCGCCGTCATGGTGGCCTCGCCCAAGCTGCGCCATGAGCTGGCGGTCGAGCTACGTCGCCTGCGCAAGCCCGAGGCGACCAAGGTCGCCGATGAGATTGACCCGTCTGACCCTGACCCCGATGACACCGTGACGGAACCGTGCGAGAACCCTGACGGCACCGTGCCCGAAGGGTGCGAGAACCCTGCCGGAACCGTGAACCCTGACGGCACCCTGCCCGAACCCTCTAGGGAAAGGGTAAGGGTAGGGGTAAGGGAACTCACCTTGGTAAGTACTCAAGTTGGGGAGCGCTGCGCGCCGCCACCCGAGTTCTGCCCCAAGCATCCTGGCGGCACCGAGGACCCGTGCCGCGCCTGCCAGCGCTACCGGGTGCAGTACTCCCAGTGGGCCGCAGACGACGCGGCCATCGCCGCCGCCGAGCAACGCGCGCAACACCAGGGCGAGCGAGATGCCAAGCGCCAGGCCATCGCCGCGTGCCGCCTGTGCGACCAGGACGGCTACAACGGCCTCTCCGTCTGCGATCACGTCGACCGCTCGGCCACCGCCAGAGCCGGACTCGCCAGAGCCCGGGCAGCGCTCGAAAATCCCCCCGCCGCGACCGGATAGTCCCGAACGGCCCGGAAACCCGCCAGCGACGACCACAGCCCCAGGAATCGATATGCGAACGGAGACACGATGACCCAGAAAACAGACCCCGAGTGGTTTACCTGCCCGGGGCTGGAAGAGGGCGGGCGCGTAGCCATCCAGCTCACCGACGGCACGCTGATCGAGGGGTACCTCTACGACGGCCAGCTGCACGACGAGCCGCGCATGCCGTCGCCGTCGGCCTACACCCTCGATTCGGTGTTCACCTTTCGCAATCCCCTCGACCTGAAACTCGATACCCCGCTCAAGCCGAACCGTCCACCCGCGCCCTGGCGGATCTGCAAGCGCGACGGCGAGTGGCGCATCGAGAAGCGGCTCACCGATGGCTACGAGACCTGGTGCCGATTCGATGAGGGTCCAGAGGCATTCGGCGCGTTTGCGGCAGGTGGTGCGCGATGAGGCACGGAGCCGCTGATCGCATCACGCAGATATGCGAACCTCTCTGCATACCGCTGCAACCCTGGCAGCGCCAGTACCTCGCCCAAATCGAGCAGCACGATATCGATGTCCAATTCGCCAAGATGGTAAGGGGATTCAACCGTTGACCAAGTGCAAGCGGTGCGAACGCGCAACCGATCTGTTCGTGTGCAAGGCCTGCATATCGGAGCTGCGCAAGCACCTGGCCGACCTGCCGTGGTGGATCGATCGACTCACCGAAACCGCTGTTGGGCAGGCGAACCTGGGCGACGGCGGGCGCAAGGGAGAACGCCGCGACGTGCTGCACGGCGACGACCCGCTCGTGAGCCACGTCGAACCGTTCCCGCGCGACAAGGACACCACCCCGACCGCCAGGGACCATCGAGACCGACACCAGGCGGCACTGTGGCATGCCCTGGCACTCGGCCGGGTCAACGGACGCGCAAGCGACGAGCTGGACCGGATACGCAACGCGCTCTCTACGACCATCCGCGACATGTGCGAGACGCGCGGGCTGGAGGTGCCCGAGTTCCGCACTCGGCCAAGGCCTCTGCCGGTGGTCGTCGAGTCGGATGCACGGCGGCCGGCAGATCGGTTCAGCCTCGATTCGGCACCGCCGGCCCGGGCGGGGTCGTGTCGGCGTTGTTTCGTCATGCTGCCCGCCTCGGCGGCTGGGCCGCTGTGCGATGACTGCGACGGCGCCCCGGAGACGCGCGCACTCGACCAGTTTTCCGCGGAAAACTGGCGCGTCATCTACGCCGGAAAGCGCGGCGACGAGACGCACTCGGTCGCCACAACGGCGCGCATGGCCAAGTGGCTGCACCGGCACGCGTCCAATATCGCGTTGCAGGAGAACGGCGCCGAGATCTGCGACGAGATCGAGCAGGTGTACCGGTCAATTACACGCGTGGTGAACCGCCCACCCGAACCCATGATCATCGGACCATGCATCACCGACCCAGCACCCGACGAAGTACTCGCCGAGCGGGGCCGCAAGGGCGACAACTCAACCCGGTGCGGATACGCACTCATGGCGCCGAGTCACAGCGGCTCGATCGTGTGCCCCCAGTGCGACACCGCGCACTCGGTGGCCGACGTGCTGGCGCGCAATCTCGGCGAGCTCGACGACCGCAACGCGACCGTGCGCGAGCTCGTCGACGTGATACTCCCCCGCCTCGACGAGCACGTGCCCCAATCGACCATCGAGCGGTGGATTAGACGCGGGTGGGTGCCCGTGCGCGGCCGGGACGCCCAGGGGCACCAGATGGTTCGCATCGGCGATGTGCGGGCGGTGCGAGCGGACCGGCCCAGGAACGCGAGTGCACGACGAAACACGTTCTAGCCCCTAGACGAAACGAAATTGGTATCGCTCGTTGGTGTACAGCTTGTTCGTTTCGTTTTGCTTTGCGATCGAACGGGCCCAAGCTAGGGCTGTCTCTTCCGTCGTCTTCGCACGCGTAAACAGTCGGGTTAGATAGTCGATCAATTCTGCCTTCGATAGACCAGCCATCTCGGCGAAATCCTGGCCATTCTTCGTCACTACGAGGGTGGGGATGGATTGGGTGACGCGTGTCCATCCTTGAGGCGGCAATACAACTGCCTCATGTTGGACATGTCCGTTGACTTTGGCCGCCTGAACGATCCGGAGCGCACCACCTTCCAAAAGTTCAACGCGGTGTGGCCGTTCAACGTCTGGCCCATCCGCTATCTCAATGACGCTCACATGGTCAAGAATGGTCATTTGCTGTTCCTCCCGACGGGCCTGATAACCGTGAATCTCGATACTAGCGAGCAGGGTTGGTGCCGGAACGCCGATCTTCAAAAAACTCGATATTGACCTTGAAAGCGCCCCACGCGCTGTGGGTACCGCCTATGCTGCGCGGTCATGATCACGATCCGTGATGGGGAGTACCCCCTCCTGACCTTCCAGAACGACGACAGCAGCGCAGCCGAAATAGCCCACCTACACGTGGCGGCGATACGCCGATTTCGCGAGGGTAAGGGATTCCCAGTCACCTTCGCCGGTCACCTTGAAGACGTTTATGGAGATCCCGCGGGGCAGATGTCGATCTGGTTCCACCCGGGGATGACTTTGGCATTCGACTACGGGACAACGGCTCCGGTCTTGATCGATGAGGACCGAGTTGTCAAGACGTTGGAGTCCATGGATTCAAGCGAGCTCGGCGTACTGATCGGAGTTCGGCGCGAAGATGGATCGTATCCACCCCTCACGACGGCCCTTCCAGACAAGCTATAGCCTCACGCGTACCTGTGCAGTCGTGAGCACTGACAAACCCACCCACGGGCAGGTGGTGGCCAAGTGGCTAGAAGTAGCGTCAGGCATCGACAAGATGATGGAACGAGTCGGCAACCCGGAAGATTTTGCAGTAGCGCCAGGTTCACCGTTGTTCGGCGACGACCGGGTTAGCACCCCATACCAAGTATCCCATGCCGCTCGCATGTGCCTCGTGAGCGGCGTCGACCACTTGCATGCCGCCAAATCCCTTGTTCTCGACCTGAAGGTGTTACATGCGTCGGCGGTATACAGCCTGTTGCGGGGGTCACTGGAAAACCTTGCGGCGGCATTCTGGATTCTGAACCCGCCTCAGCGCAACGAACGGATCGAGCATGCTCTGCGATGGCATGCCAAGAACTTTCGCGAACAGAACATCGCCCTTGAGCCATGCGGTCTATCAGACGAATCCTCATATCAAGGCAAGCTTGCGAAGCTGCACGCGGTAGCGAGTCCTCGAAACATCTCAAACCAGAAGGTCGATGCGGGATTCCGTAGCAGCACTGTGGTGAAGTACACGGAAGAGCAGTTGCCGAATGTTTCGCCCCTGTTGCCATGGCAGGTGTGCTCAGGCTTCGCGCACGGACGGCCGTGGGCGGTTCTGGGGATGTCCGAGCAGGAGCATTATGAGACGGTCGCTCCGGGCGTGATGAACGTGCGACTCACAAGCGGGCTCGACCGCGTTCTGTTTCCCGCCCTATCCACATTCAGGCTGATGGTCGCTGTCGTGGACGTACTACAACGACGGGCACACGTGCCAAGTTGAACGCTTCAAGTGCCGAGCGCCCCCTCCCGCGCCGATGTCAGGCCTCGCGGTACTTGTATCGCAGCGCACGCACCGAGCTATGGGTTCGCCCCAAGCGTTGTGCGGCTTCAATGACGGTCAGGTTGCGATCCAACGCGATCTCGATGTCGCAGTCGGTCCAGGGTTGCTTGTAGTTGACTGCCGTGGGCCAGGTGGCCTCTTGGCGTCGTTGGCGCTCTGCCTCGGCAGCGTCCCGGCACCGCGGACATAGGCATCCGTATCGGCTCGCTCCTGTGTAGGTGCCGTGCAGATGGTCGGGAACCTTGCCCTGCAGGCGCCCCAGCCACCGTGCGCGAGCCACTGTCACCGAGTTGATCGAACGTCCCAATGTGGCGGCGATCTCGGCGGGGGTGCGAGTCTCGTCGGTCAGGATAGCGATCTCTTCCTTGGTCCAGAGGCGCTGCCGTATCGGCTCTTCGCGCGAATCCCGAACTGCTGCGTTCAACCCAAACGCCTTTTGACGCTGCAAGTATCGAATGCGCTTGATCGCCCGAAAAGAACGCCCCAGTCGGCGGGCCGCTTCGGCGCGTGTGAGCGATCGATCCAACGCCACCGCTATCTCCTCAGGCGTCCATTCCCCGTAACAGCCAACGTCGGTATCGGCCACCTGCTCCAGCTCGGCAGCGCGACCACGTTTCTGGGCGAGCAGCTGCTCAATATCGCATCCCCGGTACCGTTTTCGGGCCTTCTCCACCTGCACCTCGGTGCGGCCCAACCTCTCGCCGGCCTCAGCGCACGACAGAGACCGATCCAACGCCACCGCCAACTCATCAGCAGTCCAGCGGCGCGGAGCTACACCATCAGCCACACAGGACAGGCTACTTCTGGGTCTCCGTGCAGACGGTGAACTTGCGTACTGCGTGCGGGAAACCGCCCGTTGGACCGCAGCCCGTGTTGGTGGTGGTGTTCAAGATGACCTTGAGCGGCTTCTCCCGGTTCGGCTTCGACGTGTCATCGCACGCCGCCCGAACAGCCGTCACCTTGCCGATGCTGAGGCAGTCGCTGGCGCTCCACGCGTAATCCAGACAGGCGGTGAACTGACCCTCGTCTGGATTCATGTAGAACTTCTGCGCCACGTCGGCCGGGCACTGGTCAGGGGTCGATACCCGCTGAATTACCTTGTAGCCGTTCATTGACGATCCGCAGTCAACGACCTTGAGTGTGGCGCTCGTGCTTGGCCCCTCAAAGCTCACGCAGGCACCCACGGGCGCAATCCCTGCTCCAGGGATTGCAGCGTCCTGATGCGGGAACTGGCCCGGAATATGGTCGAAATCGACGGCCGCAGATGCTGGCGTTGTTTCGTTTCCGGATACAGACGCTGTAGTGGAAGTACACCCGGCAACAAGTACTAGCACACTAAGTGGCGCCGAGTACCTACTTATATTCGACATTGCCACCGTCCTGCGACAGCGAGCGCCGATATAAAACAAAAGCGGTGTAAAAGAATACGGGCGTAGTCATTATCATGATCATTCTAAAAGGCTCGCCGCCCGTCATCACGGCACCTAGCGCCAGCATCGAAGCGCCGATCAGGATGTGAACGAAAGCCCACACTAGCAGACCTTTACGGCTCACTACATGGCCCGATCGGTAATGCCAGATGACATATCCTAAACCGATTAGAACACTCAATATGGAAACTGCTAGCAAGTAGTTAATCGACATATTCCCGCCCTAGTTCTTGCATTTTCTGAGCGAATCCCAAGACGCGCCGAGCGCTGCTGCAGAAGGGAGGATTCCCCATAGCGATTGACCTGCGGTAAACGGCGCCGTTGCAACGGAAGCGACGATGCCGATACCACCTACCACAAGGCCACCGATTCCCACTGTCTTCGAGAAGCCATCGCAGGTAGTCGCATCCTTCACCTCTTTCTTCAACTGCTCATTGTCCTTCTTCAGCTGCTCCTGTTCCTTCTTCATCTCGTCGAGCTGCTTCTGGATATCCTGATTGCTTTCCGCAGGCGGCTTTTGCGTCGTCTCTGGGCACCCACCTGGGCAAGGCGGTGTCGGGGAGGGCGGTCCCGGGTCTTGCGACGGCTCGATAAACCATATCGGGCTACGGCCTCCGCCTCCGGTGACCTGGGGAACGATATTGCCGAGTGCGCTCATCCCCGCCTGGCACTGTTGCTTCTTTTGATCCAGCTGCCGAGTGGTGTCGTCCTGCTTGTTCTGCGGCTGCTGAGTCTGCGTCGGAGCCTGACTCGGCTGTTGCTGCTGAGGCTGTTGCCCCTGCTGAGGCTGTTGCGGCGCTTGATAATCCGGATTCGCCTTACCTGGCCCTTGTGTGTAAGGAGCGGCAGTCTGATAGTCCGGAATCTGCGTACCATGAGCGGGCTGCTGCGCCTGCTGGGGCTGCTGGGGCTGCTGCCCAGCCTGCTGCCCCGGAACCTGTTGGCCAGCCTGTGGCGCGCCCGAATTGTAAATTGAGATGCCTGAGTTCTGATCCAGCGGCGGCTGATTGTTACCGCCCTGGTAGTCCGGCATTGAGCTGGGCATTTGCGGAGGCTGGAACTGCGAGCCGTTCATCCCCCCACCGTCCATGCCTCCAGTAGGCCCCGGGGGTCCAGTAGGGTCTGCGGCCACCGTCGCGACCGTCGAGAATCCGCTACCAGGGATGGTGTTTTGGTCGACAATCTTCGCTCCACCGACACCCAGAGCGACAATCGCCACCAGCGCCGACGCCCGCCGCAAACCCGCCGACATCGCCAAATAATCCTTCACGACCATGAATACAACCGCCCCTTTCCACCGACGCCAACCGCGCCCCTGGACAGATCATTGCATATAGATGGTTGCCATGTCGAGAAAACCCCAGATAAAAAGTTTGCCAGTTTGACTACCACACGCATCACCCCTGGTAGACACAGCTTGCGGGCCCGGATCGGCTCCACGATCTTGGAGCAACATCAACCATGGGACACCACGTCTCGGTCGGCGGGCCGGACCATGTTCGCCAGATCTTCATATCCTGACCGCGTTCTAGCCGTCATGTCGGACTCTCGGCGTAGAACTCGCCCATGGACGCTTTCACGGCCATCTGCGAGGTCATCAACGCAATCCCGGACTTCTTCCGGGAGAAGCGGCTCGTGCGCAATGAGGTTAGGCAGGGTTGGAGTGACGAAACGGTGGTCTTGTCGCAGGCAGAGATCGCCGTGAAGGTGGCGCGGGCACTGTTGCACCGCCTCGGCGACAGGGGCTATCAGGTGGTCTGGCTGCCAGCGGTCAATGAGGATGAATTCGGCACTCGCACGGTGCAAGTACCGCTGTCCTTCCAGCCATGGGCCGATGGTGAAGTACGGCTCAACGAGCACGGTACGGGCGTAGTGATCGCACACGTACCGTCGCGGCTGCCCATACGGGATGCACCCCAGCTGGCAGCGGCGCTGCTGGCAGCGCATCGTGCGACACGCACCAAACCGGAGTAACCGCTACTGACCTGCACATATGGCAAAATGAGTCCCAACATGTCGGTGGGATAACTATGTCTACTGCATGAAACCCCGGCCTAGCTGGGGTTTTTGTCGTTTCTGGGGCGATGTCCATTCCGCCCAACCTCATCCCTTAGCCCGAGGGGGACTCATGAAGCGCACCATTGCCCGCGCGCTGCGCAGCCTTGCGAATCGTCTCGACCCATCGCGCGGCTGGACCGTCAAGGTCGAATATGCACATGCAGCGGCCGGGCGAAGCGCTGGTGACGAGTTCAGGCAGCGCATGCAAGCACCTGGAAACCCGTTCCTCTGATGGCTAATCAGCTCTTGGTGGATCTGCTCACCCGCACGTTCGCTTCGGGAGCCCTTCAACATCCCGGCGACGCGAACAGTCCCGCACGAGTGATTCCGATTCCCGGCTTCCGGGCGACCGGTATGCCTGATGATCAGGCGCAGGAAATGATCGGCCAGGCCGCCAAGCTCTGGGCTGAGGCCATCGAGTCGGTCATCGATGGCGAATTCGATGTACTCACGAAAGCCGATGCGGCACAGCTGCGCCAGGACGCCGCAGAAGCGCCGGACGGCACCCGAATCGTCACGCTATACGACCGCACCGACCACCAGCGCGTCACGCCCTTGTTGGTGCTGACGGTCGGCAAGACCGACGACGTGACGATCGATGCCCGTCAACTACGAAAGTTCCTAGCCCAATGAGCAATATCAAGATCACCGTCGACGGCAAGGTCCTCATGGACACCGACCCGGGTACGTGGCGTTCCACGCCGCCGGATATCCCCGACCTTAAGCGCCAATCCGGCGGGCAGGGTTGGGGCCTGGCCGTGATGGTCACTCTCGCGCAGGCGGGCACGCTGGCCGAGCTGGGCCAGCCTATTGGGGACACCACGATGACCATCACTACCCGCGCCGACGGCTGGACGCTGGATGTGGAGCAGGACGGCAGCGAGCCATCCGTCGCACCCGTCAAGGTCGCGCCAGCGCCTACTGCACCGCCAGCGCACGCCGAGGCCGATACAAGCGCTGGGCGCCAAGGGTTTTCGTCGGATGCGCTGATCATGGATGAGCCCTATGTCGCCGAGGCCCGGCCGTAAGGCCAGCACCACCGATCGCGGTCTGGGCTGGAAACACCAACAGCAAGCCGAGAGCCTGCTACGCCGTCACGTCGACGGCACACTGTGCTGGTGGTGTGGCCTACCGATGTTCAAAGCGCCCTTGCTGGAACGCAACTGGGACCGCAAGCAACTGGCCGCAGACCATAGCCAGGCTCGGGCATTCGGCGGACAGCGCGCCGATCGCCTACTGCACGGCATCTGCAACAGTCAGCGCCAGGACGGCAGGCATGACGCCCACCGGCCCGTGGTGCTCGGCGTTCAGCCATCCGAGTGGTCGACAGCCCTTGCGACACTGGGCATCACCGCCGCGCCCGTCATCACTGCCGACAACCTGGCGATGGACTGGTGACGCTCTACCTGGTGACCGGCCCGCCTGCGGCCGGCAAGTCCACATGGGTACGACAGCACGCCAAGCATGGCGACATCACCATCGACTACGACGCCATCGCCTCGGTACTCACGCCCGCGGGTGGAGACCCGCACGACCCGCCGCAGCACGTCCGCTCGGTCACCAAGGCCGCTCGGCTGGCCGCGATCGATACGGCGCTGACGTTCGCGGGCCAGTGCGATGTGTACCTGATCCACTCCATGCCCGGCGAGGGCCTGCTCGCGCGCTACCGATCCGCTGGCGCGCAGGTCATCACGATCGATCCTGGTCAGAGCGTGGTCATGGCTCGATGCAAAGCCGAGCGACCGTGGCGCATGGCGCAGGCAGCAAAGCGGTGGTACGCCGACCAGTCACACAGCAAACATCCCGAACCTGCCAGCAAACACGACGGAGGTGTGATGTCGTGGTGATCGCCAGCCGATGGGCCGAAAAGCCCCTGACCAGCACCGATGCACACGCCCGAAAGTGTCATAACCGCAGGTCAAAGCCCCTCCCCCTGAAATTATCCAGGTGGGGGGCCTTCCTGACCCCCGGAGGCTCCCGTCAGGTTTTTTTTGAACGCGGCGAGCGATGACAGCAGCCACGAAACCGGCAAAGGCCACCGCTAACTCAGCAAAGACCCCAGCTAAGCGGGCAACGCGTCGGCAACCGGCCTCCAACAAGACGGTCGGCCAGCGACTCATCGAAGAGTTGTCACAACCCGACGACCCCTACCCCTTGCGGCTCATCATCGAGCAGGCCGGATACGCCGCCGACTACCTCGCCCGGCTCAACGCTCTACTGGACGGCGACCGCGAGGCCTGGCTACAGCTCAAGATCGGCGCCAAGACCGTCGAAGTGGTGGTGAACAACGTGCTGGTGCAGCAGCGCCAGCAGGCCGAGCAGATGCGCAAGCTGATCACCGAGGTCTATCGCCAGCGCGCCGCACTGCCGGATGATCCCGATGACGACGACGTGCTCGCCGGTATCTGACCTGGCACCGCGTGAGTGGCCAGAGTTCATCGGCTTGTGGCCACGCCTGAAGGGCAGTCAGACACCACGATTCGAGTCCCGACACCCCGGCGATGAATCATGGGGCGACCGGGCGGCGCGCTTGGGATCGCGAATTGGCGTGCGCTGCATGCCCTGGCAGTGGCTCACCTTACGCGCGGTGCTCTCGCTACAGGAGCCCAACGAGTGGGGCGATCGCGTCTGGACGCACCGCGACGTGTGCATTGAGTGCCCACGTCAGAACGGCAAGACCCTGATCGTGGTGCTACGCATCATCTTCGGGATGCTGGTGCTCGGGGAGAAAATCGCCTACACCGCCCAGGAATGGGAGACGGCCAAGGACGTATTCGGCCGCTGCGTCGATGTCATCGACCGCATCCCGTCTCTCAAGAAACGCCTACGCTCCGAGCCAACTTCGGCGGGCAACCGCGGGCTGATCAAGCTCGGCAACGGCGAGGCCAAGTTCGGGCCGCGCACCGCCAAGTTCGGTCGCGGTCTGACCGAAGTGGATCTGCTGATACTCGACGAGGCCTACGACCTCACCGCGCAGGCCGAAGCGAGCTTGACCGGCGCGACCCGCGCCTCGACCAAGGCGACGGGGCCGCAGATCTGGTACGTCTCAACACCTCCGGTGGCCTCGGTACACCCCAATTGCCAGATCCTCACCGGCATGCACAACCTGGGGCACAAGCGGTCCCCGGATCTGTACTACGCCCTCTATGCGGTACCCGAGGGCACCGAGCTCGGCGATATCGACGCGTACCGCCTGGCGCACCCCTCCCTGGGTGTCGTCGGCGATGAGCACGAGCTCGAAGCCAAACGGCGCAAGGCCCGCACCGCCGAACAGCGGGCGATCTTCACCGCCGACTACCTCGGGATCGGCGACTACCCGCCCGACGAGGACGACGTTGGCTCGCCGATCCCGAACTGGAGCGACATGGCGAACGCCGACGCGAAGCTCACGGGAGCCCGCACCATCGCGGTGCGGCGATCCTGGAACCGTCAGGTGTGGTCAATCAGCGCCGCGCAGATGGCCGAAGACGGCAACATCCATGTCGAGGTGGCACCGCTGCGCACCGGTACGCACTCCGAGATCGCCGAGTATCTGGTCGCCAAGGTCACCGCGTGGAATCCGGTGGCGCTGGTGATCGACCGTAAGAACACCGCGCAGGTACTTGAACCGCTGCTCATCGCCGCCGGTATCGAGCCGCTGATGATCGGCACGTCCGAGATCGCGCAGTCCTGTGGCGGTTTCCTGGCAGACGCCGATGCCGTCAAGTTGTCGCACAGCGATCAAACAGTGCTCAACGACGAGGTGGCCACCGCCAGCATGCGCGAGCTGCCGGGCGGCGATTTTGTCTGGGCGGAGGAACCCAACGGCGCAGGCATGCCGCTGATGAACGTGTCCATGGCGCACTGGGCCCTTCGCAAGTACGGAACCAAGGCGCCCGCCAAGACCGTCAGCGCCCGCACCGGGGCCGCACGAGAGCACCAATCACACCGGCATAGCGCCGATTTCGATGCGATGAGCGCCGCATTCTGAGAAAGGGGGCGAGCATGGCCGATCAGCAGGCACCGAAGAAGACCGCCGCCCCGCGTACCGAACAGGGGTACGTGCTCAGCTCGGCCGGCGCGACCGGCTGGGGTGGACCTATCGATCAGTTCGAGCAGACTGCCGACCTGATTTGGCCGCTGTCGGTGTGGACCTACACGCGCATGGTCCGCGAGGACGCCCGAATCTCATCGGTGCTGCGGGCAATTGGGCTGCCTATTCGGCGCACCGCGTGGCGTCTCCGGCAGAACGGCGCCAGTGATGAGGTCACCGAGTTCATCGCCCGCAATCTGGGCCTACCCGTCGAAGGTGCCGCCGACGAGGAATCGCCCCAGACACGGACCCGTGGCCGGTTCTCCTGGGATAAGCACCTGCAGCAGGCCCTTATGGCACTGCGGTACGGGCACTCGGTATTTGAGCAGGTCTACCGTCTCGAAGGCGAGGGTGCCAACGTACGCGCCGTGCTGCGCAAGCTCGCCCCGCGCCCCCAGGTGACCATCGCCAAGTGGAACGTCGACCGCGACGGCGGTCTGGTCTCGATCGAGCAACACCCCTCCAGCTGGTTCACCATGACATCGAGCGGAGTGGCGATACCCGCTGGCGGGCCAATGGATTCGATCATTCCCATCAACCGGCTGGTTGTGTATGCGTACGAGCCCGATCCGGGTGTGTGGATCGGCAACAGCCTGCTGCGGCCTGCCTATAAGCACTGGAAGCTCAAAGACGAGCTGATGCGCATCGAGGCTGCCGCAGCACGCCGCCACGGCATCGGCGTCCCGTGGATCAAGGGCAACGAGAACGACTCTCAGGACGAAGAGCGCATGGACGCGCTGCTCGATGTCGCGTCTAAGTACAGCGGTGGCGAGTCGTCCGGCCTGGCCCTGGCTGAGGGCCAAGAGGCCGGGATCATGTCGCCATCGGGCACCCCGATGGACCCGCGCCGTGCGATCGAGTACCACGACCACCAGATGGCCCTGGTTGCGTTGGCGCACTTCCTGAATCTGGACGGTAAGGGCGGCTCGTACGCGCTGGCCAGTGTGCAAGCCGACACGTTCGTGCAGTCGGTCCAGACGGTCGCCGAAGACATCCGCAACACCGCACAGGCGCACATCGTCGAGGATCTGGTCGACCTCAATTTCGGCGAGGACGAACCGGCCCCGCTGCTGGTGTTCGATGAGATCGGTTCGCGCCAGGACGCTACCGCCGCGGCGCTGCAAATGCTGGTCAACGCAGGACTGTTGACACCCGACGCCCGTCTTGAGGCCTTCATCCGCTCGGCGACTGGCCTACCCGGTCCCGATCCCAACGCGCCCGAGGGCCAACCCGAGCCCGCCGGTGAATCCGCCGCCGCGCCCCGCAACAGCGGAGGGCCGGTGCGTGTGGGCACCCATACCCGAGCGCGCCCCGGCGGCGCCAGCACGGCCACGAGGAACGGAGACCCGACGCTGTGGTGACCAAGAATCTCACGGCGGGCCAACGCCCCCCGTGGTACAGCATCCGCAACGCCGCCAAGACCGATGACGGCCCGGCCGAGCTGCTGATCTACGACGAAATCGATTCGTGGTACGGCATTTCCGCCGAACAGTTCGCCCGCGACCTGAGCGCGATCGACAACGATGCCATCACGGTGCGCATCAACAGCCCCGGCGGCTCGGTGTTCGACGGCATCGCCATTCTCAACGCGCTACGTGATCACCCCGCCACGGTGACCGTCGTGGTCGACAGCCTCGCGGCCTCGATCGCCTCGGTGATCGCGATGGCAGGCGATGAGATCGTGATGAACCGCAACAGCCAGCTGATGGTGCACAACGCCTGGGCGGCGTGCGTCGGAGATGCCCGCGCCATGGAGAAGAGCGCGGCGCGACTGGCCCAGCACAACAGCAACATTGCGCAGATCTACGCCGACCGGGCAGGCGGCACCGTCGAGGACTGGCTCGACGTGATGGCCGAGGAAACCTGGCTGCTCGCCGACGAAGCGGTCGAGGCCGGTTTGGCCGATCGTGTCGTCGAGCTACCCGAGCCTGACTCCAAGTCCGCTGCCGCGCGTGCATCGGTGTTCGATCTGTCGGCGTTCCGCTATGCCGGACGCCAATCCGCGCCCGCGCCACGAATTCCGCTGGTGCACAACAAGACCCCTCGGCCCGAGAAGGGCGAGGTCAACAGAGGAAAGGAGCCCATTGTGGCAACCCTGAATGAGGGCCTCGCCAAGCTGCTCGGTATCGATGCCGACGCCGACGACGAGACCATTTTGTCTGCTGCCGCCGAAGCGCTCGAAGAGCGTGCCGACGACGGCCAGGAGAGTGACGAAACCCCGACCGCTGCACCGACTTTGGAGCAGGCCACGGCGGCGCTCGCCAAGGCCGGTATGACGGTCGTCGAGCGGGCCCAGTACGAGGCCACCGTCGCGGCCGCGCAGGCGGGCGCCGAGGCACGTGCCCAGCAGTTGCGCGAGGGTGACGAGCGTGTGGTCGATCAGGCCATCGCCGAGGGCAAGGTCGCCCCGGCGCGTCGCGAGCACCACTTGCAGGCGCTCGCCGCCGACCGCGAGGGCCACACCGCCGTGCTGGCCGCGCTGGCACCCGGGCTGATCCCTCTCGCCGAGACGGGGCATTCCACGCAGCCCGCAGACGGTCCGGTGCCCAATGACCTGAGCTGGTTTGACTCCGCGCCCACCGCGCCGAGTTCGGAAGGGAAGGAATAGATCATGACCAACGAGAACGTGGGCGTCTACGAGCCCGGCCGCGATATCACCGGCCGCGCCACAGCTGCCGTCACCGGTAAGCGGTTCCTCAAGATCAGCGGCAACCGCACCGCCACCGGCAACATCGCCGTGGCGCCTGCTGATGCGGCGGGCCGGGTGTGCGGCGTCTCCAAGTACGACGCGGCCAGCGGCGACATTGTTGGTGTGGCGCGGGGCAATTCGCGTGTCACCTACGTGACCGCCGACGGCGCGCTCGCCGCATTCGATGAGGTCGAGGTCGGCACGGCCGGAAAGGCCAAGAAGTTCGCCAGCGGCGTCGCCGTTGGCTACGCACTGTCCGCGGCCGCCGATGGCGCCGACGCCGAGATCAGCCTCTACTAGGAAAGGGCTACCCACCATGACAACATCTCCCGTCGCGTACCCGCTGGGTGCGCCGGTCATCAATGACAACAAGATCTCGGTCGACCTGGCATATAAGCAGCCCGGCCGAATCACCAAGCGGCTCTCGGACCTGACGCTGCAGAAGTTCATTACCCCGGAACTGTTTTCGTCCTCGGGGGCGAGCACCACCGCCGGGGCGATCATCTACGACGTGATCCGCATCAACGAGCTGTACACCAAGAACGATGTGGAACAGCGCGGCCCGTCCGATGAGTACACGATCGTGCAGGGTGAGCGCACCCAGCCCGAGGTCGCCAAGTCCGAGGACTGGGGCGGCAAGTTCTGGATGTCCGATGAGGCGATCCGGCGCAACGACCGCGCCCAGATGGACCGCCTGACCACACAGCTGGCGAACACACTGGTGCGCAAGATCAATCAGCGCACCGTGGCCGTGCTGGAGGCCGTAATCGCCAGCCTCGGCGGCGCGGGTGTCATCCCCGGACACGACTGGGGCAACGTCACCCTGACCGGCAACAACCCGACCCCGAACAACGCCCGGCCATTCGCCGACATCATCGCCGCGCAGCTGGCCGCCGATGTTGAAGAGCTCGGCTACGTCTACAACGTGTGGGTCGTCAACCCCGTGCAGTACGCGGACCTGCGCATCGCCTACGGACCGGACTTGCCGCAGATCCTGGCAGACGCCGATATCTCGATGTTCCGGTCCAACCGCGTCGCCAACGGCAGCGCCTACGCGGGTGTGCGCGGCGGTGTCGGGTTCCTGGACTACGAGCAGATGCTCTCGACCGAGACCTGGCGCGAGCCCAAGACCAAGCAGAACTGGGTCCAGTCTTCGGTGCTGCCGATCATGGGCGTCACTGACCCGTACGCGGTCAAGAAGGTGACCGGATTGAAGGGCGCCCCGTAATGCCCGAGGTCACAGAACATCGGGTGACTGCGGCGACATGGGAATACCTCACGCCCGCAGGCACTCGGCGGCGCGCGTTTTTCGGCGAACTCGTCACGCTCACCGACGAAGAGGTCCAGCGCGGCCTCGCCGTCGGTGCGCTCGGTGTTGAGCTGCCGGCCGAATCGACCGATGACGACAGTGATGTGGTCGAGGCGGATGCCACCGATGACGGCGACACCGACAGCGGCGACGGTGGGGATGGCGATCCCGGCTCCACCGCAGGCGATTCCGGGAACCCGAGCCAGGCCACTGGTACCGAGGGTGATGCGCCCCGTAAGAAGCCGCTCAAGGCCGCGACCAAGGCCGTCCTGGTCGACTGGCTGATGGCCAACGGCACGTATGACCGTGACGAGCTGGAGGCACAGGAGAAGGACGACCTGTGGGCGCTGATCGAGGCCACGGACTAGTTTCGTGACCGACTTCCTTGACGTAGAGGCGTTCGCCGCCATGTATCAGCCGCTGTCGGCAGCTGAGAAACTGGTGGCGGCGCCTCTACTGACGGTCGCCTCCGATTGGATACGCGACAAGAAACCGGCCATTGCCGACGATGATCCGGCGGCCAAGGTCGTCACATTCGAGGTCACCCGGGACGCGCTGATGTATGGCGAGTTCGGCCCAGTCTCATCGTTCACCAAGACAGTGGGTCATCGCACCAAACAGGCTGCGATCGATCGTGAAGCCGTCGAGAAGTTCATCGCACGCCGCCACTACCGCATGCTCGGCCTGGCGCTACAGGCCAAGGCGCGCGGCCACTTCCCCAGGGGTGACTACTGATGGACACCCTGGGCGGGCAGCGGGTCGCGATCGTGTGGGATGTGCCGGTGCTCGACGGGCAGGGCGACCCGATCCTGGACGAGTACCGCAAGCCGCAAGTCACCGAACGCGTTGTATGGGTCGATAACTGCCTGTTCGAAGTGCAGTCGACGGCCGAGGACAACCAGGGGATCACCACCACAACCACTGAGCAATCGTGGGCGTTCCTACCGGTCATCGATGGCCATATCCCCGCCGTCGACGGCAGTGGTGTCGCCGCGCCGGTCGCGGTCGCCGACATCCGATCGGCGCACCGGATTCGCCACCTGGGCCGCGATCACAGCATGGTCGGTGACGCGGTGCTCGAATTCGACCTCGACGGCCGCGAAGACCATGTGTTCTGTATCTGCCAGCGCAGGGTCGGCTGATGGCCGCAGATCACAGACCCAACCCCCTGGTCGCGTTGGGTGTGCCGCAGTCCGAGATCGACAAGGCGATCCACACCTCGGCGCAAGCCAAGGCTGAGAAGGCGCGCGTCGGAAAGGAGATGGCCGCACACGCCAAGTCCATCTCGCCGGTCGATCACGGCGACTACGGCGCGGCGTGGAAAGTGCAGCAGGGCAAGGGCCGTGACGATGACACCAAGGTCGTCAACGACAACTTCAAAGCCCACTGGATCGAGGATGGCACCGGGGGCACCAGCCCGACACCGGAGTTCGCCGTCGCGGCCAAGACTGCCATCGCGTTCGGCGGTACCGCCGCCGATGTCATCAACAGGCCCGACTGATGACCGTCGCGCTGCATGAGCAGATGCCCCCCAACGCGATCGTGATGATGCTCGCCCACCTGGCACCGCTGGGCCCCTGCGACATCGAACGCAAGCCCGACGATCCGCTGCCGTTCCGCCAAGTCAACATGATTGACGGCACCTACGACGCAAACCTGTTCTACTGCACCGCTGTCCTGTCGATCCATACCTTCGGCAAGACGATCACCGAGGCGCAGCGTGAGGGCGCCAAGACCGATCGGCGGATCATGCTGCTCGGTAGCGAGATCGTCGATGTGCCCATGCCTGACGGCACGCCCGCCAACGTCGACTACATCGACTTTCAGCAGCTCTCCACGCTGCGCGAATACAAGGCCGACAACGCCTTTCGCCTCAAGGCGATCTGCGAACTCGGCTTGTCCTTCATCTAAACGTCGCGGTCCCTCGATCGCGTCGCGGCGCTGTGCCGCACCAAATCGCCGGAATCTGTTCCCCTTTCCGGTTCCTCACCCATGAAAGGAGCGTCACATGACGCAACCCACACCCGGCGTTGACTGGAGCGACGGCGGATTCAACGACGTTGATAACCGGTTCGCCATTCGTGGCCCACTGGTGGCCGTGCTGATCCGCGACTACCGCGGCGCCGCGACCGATATCAGCCCGCACGTGTTCAACCCGCTCACCGAGGACGGCAAGCTACGCCCGGATCTGTTCGCGCAGCGCAAGATCGGCGGCGAATGGCGCACCAACCCCGAGCCCAACCAGGGCTGGCTGTTCATGGGTGCCAACACCAAGACCGGTGGCCCCGAGCGCGAACCGAACGTCGATGTCAGTCCGCTGGAGATCTTGCAGTCGAACTTCCCGATCGAGAACGACATCACCAAGATCGGCAAGACGGTGAAGTTCACCCCGATCGAATCGCTCAAGCCGTTGGTCAAACGAGTGCGCAACAACCTGCCGCTACAGGACGAGGACGGCAATCTGCTGGTCGAGGACGCCGGTCAGAAGGACTTTTTCGTCGGCACCCCGCTGGAAGCCGATTTCGTTCCCCGGCAGCTGCTTTTGGTGCGCGCACGGTCCCGGGCCGGCGGCAAGCTGTACACCGTCGAGCCCATCCCGCTGTGCAAGCTGACCAAGATCGGCGCGGCCAAGATGGACAAGGAAGACGCCGACGCCGCCGAGTTGGAGTTTTCGCTCGAACCTGACCCGTTCTTCCTGATCCCCGATCCGCGCAACCCGGGCATCCTGATTCCCGGCCTGGATGGCGAATGGGTCGGCGGCAAGGGCTGGACCGCGATTCAGGGCGCCCCCAAGGTGTCGAACACCCCGCCGACGGTCACCCCCGGTGCCGCCGGTAAGGCCTCGATCGTGTTCGCCGACCCCACGGGCGCCGGTGATCCGTTCACCTTCGCCGTCGAAAGCACCGTCGATGACGGGACCACCTGGCTGCCCGCAGAGCTCGATGGCGCCGCGGTCTCATCGGGTGGCAACACCACGGTCAAGGTCAAGGGCGTGGCAGCCGGTGCAACCAAGTTCCGCGTAAAGGTGACCGGCACGAACGGCGCCTCGGTCTACACCCCGAAGTCTGCCGCCGCGACCATCGCCTGATGAACCCTCACCTGGCGGGCGTCGGGCTGCGCCCGCTAGGTGAGCACCACCCCCATTCCAGCCCGAAACCCCAAGTCCAACAGCCCGAAAGGTTTCACCATGCCTGACAACCAGAGCCACGACGACGCCACTGACCCGCTACATCCCGTTGACCCGAAGAAGGCGCGCGGGCAAGCCGCTGACCTTCTTGGGTTCATGGCGGGTGTGACCTTTGACCTCGGTGGCGGCGAAGTTTGGGAGCTGCCCAACCCCGCTTTTCTCGACACCGAGCAGCGCAAGCGGTATCGCGACTACCTGCGGGAAATGAACGCCCTCGATACCGAGCTCATCGACCATCCGCTCGTCGAGGGTAAGAAGGTCGAGCGCACCATCTACCCGTACCTCAAGGATGGCCAGGACTACGACCCTGACGAGCAGCTGTGCATCGCGCTCATGGGTAGCCGGGCCATCTACGATAAATTCCTCGCCGCGGGCGGTGTTCCCGGCCAGATCGATACGCACTGGAAGCTGATGCAACGCCAGCTGGAGGAGCGGACAAAGATCGACTCCAAAAGTAATTGAGGCAGTAGCACTTTGGAGTCGATGGCCCAACGCCATCGAGGCTGATCTACGTTTTCGCGGTGTACGCATCGCTGATTGGCACCAGGGCACGCGTGATGAGCGCGGCGCCCTGGTGCTCTCCAGCCGTCAACTACTGTCGCTGATCCACCAGCTACCCGAAGACTCGGAGTTCAAAACCCATGCGCCGCCGCCGTTTGGGCGCGACGGCGACTGGACGGTCATGCAGAAGATCGCCGCCGAGACACACAACGAGCTGGCGGCATATCGCGCCAGCAAGTACACCGGCACCCCGCACGAGTACATGTACACCAAGTACTCATCGCCGCTGGCATCTCGCAGACAGCACGAACTTGACTCCGCTGAAAACGAATTCATCGAATCGGCGCGAGAAGAGCTGTTAGAAGACGCTTTTGGCGACCAATGATCAGGAGGTGAACCATGTCCGTGCAGATACCCATCGGGGCCGCCGCTGATCATCGGTCGTGGAAGCGGGTTGCCGACGACGCCACACGTACATTCGGCAACGCGGGCAAGGACGCCGGCCGCGATTTCGCCAACGCACTGGCGGGCAGCTCCAAGGAAGTCGAGAAGTCGCTTAAGCGCATGGGCGACAGGGCTTCTGATGCCTACGACAAGGCATCGGATGCCGTTGGTCGACTCAAGTCCGAAGAAGCGCAGCTGCAGCGCCTACGCGACAGCGATGCCGATGGTGCCCGGATCGTGCGCCAGGCCGAAAGAGTAGAGACCGCCCGCCGTGCCGAATCACGCGCTGTTCGTGATGCAACGGCGGCCTATCGCGAATACCAGGAAGCCGCAGACGAAGCTGGCCGCCGCAACAACACCAACTTCATCGGCGGGATGCGCGCCCAGGCTGGCCAGGCCGCCCAGCTCGGCCGCGACATGGCCGACGGATTCTCGGGCGGATTCACCCATGGCGTGAGCAGTGCGGCATCGATCGCCCGACTCGGCACCGCAGGCGGTCCCATCGGAATGGCACTGTTGGGCTTGACCGCCGTCGGCGTCCTTGTCGGAAGCCGGATCGCCAGCGGCATCGCCGACGGCATGGCCCAGTTGCGTGTCGAGGATGTGTTCCGAACTCGCATGGGTGTGGACAAGGACACCATGGGCCGGTTCAGTAACGCCGCAGGTAGCGCATGGGCCAAGGGTTTTGGACAGTCCGCGCAAGAGAATCTGTCGACGCTCGACGTGGGATTTCAGGCACGACTGATCAACGCCAACACCAGTGAGCAGGACGCGCAGAAGTTCGTCGAACGCATGCAGACAGTCCAAGCGTTCACCGGCGAAGACGCCCGCTCACTGGCACTCGGAGCGCGCGGTCTGGTCTCTGGCGGCATGGTTAAGAGCTATATCGATGCCTTCGACCTGATCCTCGGCGCGCAGCAAAAGGGCCTCAATCTCACCGGCGACATGATGGACACACTCAACGAGTACGCCATCAACTTCAAAAACCTCGGACTAACCGGCGGCGAGGCACTGGGCCTGATCAACCAGATGTACGAGGCGAACATCCGCAACACCGATCTGGCCGCAGACTCATTGCGCGAGTTCGCCATCAGCGCCAACGACGGCTCGGTCAGCACGCGTGCGGCGTTCAAGGCCTTGGGATTCGACTCCGACGCGATGGGCAAGTCTTTCGCCGCGGGCGGGGACGAAGCCAAAAGGGCGTTCGAGGCCATCATGGTCGCAATGGCGGCCATCGAGGATCCGCAACAGCGCACGAACATCGGGCTGGCGCTGTTCAAGACCCGATGGGAAGAAGCCAACACCGCCATCGCTGCCATGGACCTCAAGAAGGCCGGACAGCAGTTCGACGACATCAAGGGCAAGACCGACAAGGCAACTGACACCCTGCAGGAGCACGCCAGCGGTTGGACCAAGCTGGGCGACACCATCTCCAACGAGATAGACAAGATCGAAAAGAGGCTCGCCAACACCTCATTCGTGAAGTTCTTCAGTCAGAGCATCCCGAACTGGATTGGCGAGCAGGTAACCCACCCCGTCTACGGCGGGTCGGGAGGCGGGCGAAACAGCGCGGGCGATGAGATCACCGCGCCGACGACCCCGGTTCAGCTCGACCCGAATCTGCCCGGCGCTTTCGTCCCCGCACCGGGCAGCACCGCCAACGCTATCGGCGACGGTGTGGGGCTCGGACTGGGCAACTTGATCAATCCCACGCCCGGCGTCCCGGTACCGGCCAACTCACCACTGGCCCCCAAGCCGCAGGGTCCCGCAGGCCCGACGCCAGCCGGCCCGGGAGTGCCGTTCGATGAGGCCAAGAAGCAGATCGAGGCCGCTGACAAGGGTGACAAGACCAAGCCCCCGATCGATCCGAGTCTTTGGTCGGTGGAGGCTAAACCCGTTGCCATGCCGCCAGGATTGGCGAGCGCGCCGACCGGCGCGCCCGGGATGCTGGTCTCATCTCCCAAGGGCGGCCCCGGTCTCGGTCGCTACGAGGTCGACCCCATGCGGGTGTATGACGCTGAGTCGTCGGCGATCCGGGCCAAGAACTCTCTGGAGCAAGACCGCATTGCGTTGATCCGGCTGGAGCAGCAGGGTAACGCCGATCAGGACGCACTACTGCGAGCACGCAATCAGGTTGCTGACGCCGAACGCTCGTACGTTTCGGCGCAGATGAAACTGGCTGAGGCGCAGCAAGGTACGTGGAAGAAACTGGAGAGCTCTACGCAGGGACTGGCCGACGGCATGGGCCAGATCGGTGCGGCACTGGACAAGGATTTCGGGATCTCCAAGGGCCTGCCGGGGCTGGCCGAGAATCTGACCAAGTTCCTGGCCAATATGGCGGCGGCCCCGATCCTTGGCCAGCTCGGCGCGGTCAGCCAGCTCAACCCGTCCAAGGGCGGATACGGCGCTATGGGCATCCTGGCCGCCCAGGGCGTGTTTGGGCCGCAGTACACAGGTGTTGCCCAGGACGTTGCCATGGCGGGCATCGGGCCGATGGCGCTGCAACAGGGTGTAAATCCCAACCTCGCCGCGATGTATGCATTGGCCGCGCGTGGCGGAAAGTACGCTCCGGCATCTGATCTGCAGAACGGGCTGGCCGACTGCTCGGGTGCCGTCTCGGATTTGGTGGAGGTGCTGCGCGACGGGAAGTCCTCGCCGGCACGGCTGTTCGATACCACTGCGTTCGCCACCGATGCCAGCGCTGCCAAGCTCGGTTTCCTGCCCGGCTACCAGCCGGGTGCCTTCAATGTCGGTGTGAATCCCCTGCCGGGGCAGCAGGGCCACATGGCCGCGACGCTGCCCAACGGCATGAATTTCGAATCTGGTGGAGGACACGGCCCGATGCTGGGAGGCTCGGCGGCCGGTGCCCTCGATAAGCAGTTCCCCAAGCAGTACTACATGCCCCTTGGTTCGGGCACGTCGAGCGCACCGTCGCCGCAGCCGATCGGGCCCACGGTCGATTATCGGGCGCTCTACCCCAAGACGGCCGGTCCTGGCTTAGCGGTCACCGGTGATCCGTCCCTGGGCGGTACCGATCCGGTGATGAGCGATCCGACGTTGACCAATCCCGCTCTGACAGCGGGTATTCCGGCCGCTGGCGGCGGGTGGGGTGGGGCTACCGGGCCTGCGCAGGCCTGGAGCCCGTCATCGACGCGCATTGGTGGTGTGGAACCGGCGACGGGTTCGGGTGCGGGCGGGGTCGGTATCACTCCCGGCGGCACCATCGATACCGCGATCGGGATGGCCGCCTCGGCGGCCGACATCTTCGCTCCGGGTGCCGGGCAGGCGGCGCAGACCGGGATCAAGCTGGCCAACAGGGCGATTCAGTTTGGTGCGCAGGCTGCAGGTATCGGGGTGCAGGGCTTGATGGATACGGTGCTGCCGACCGCGGGCTCGGAGCTGGCCAACAAGAGCTGGCTGACCAAGATCCTCGGTGGTGTCGCTGGTGCTGCCCCGGCGATCCCGAACGTGGCCGGCAAGGCGACCGCGCCACCGAACCCGAATCAGGGCGACCCGAACGCCCAAGGCGGCCCAGTCAAGGCGGGCGACACAAACATCCACGTCACCAACAACCGCGCCACCGAGGACGGCACCGGCCGCGATATCGCGTTCCATCAGCAGGCCCGCAACTCCGGGCCGGGGATGTGACCGTGACGATCCGCTATCCGGCCAACCCCGTCACACCCCATGGCTGGTATCACCTCGTCAACGGCGAAAAGCCCATGATGCGCCTGACCGCCTTTGACGGGTCGGTCGAGATGTTCATGATCGGCGGGTACGCGATTCCCGACCCGTACACGGCGCCGGAAGCCGTGCATTTGATCGACCTCGAAGGCCTCATCGCGCCGTGGAAGCACGTCACCCAGAAGGGTGCGACCGAGGATGGCGTTCACCATATCGACGCGTTCTTGGATCCGGTCGAGGTCAAGCTCACGGTCAAGTGCCGGGGCCGCAACGCCGCGCGCACGCGCCGGGTCTATCGGCATCTGATCGATTCACTGGACGCCATCAAGTGTTCCCGGCTGGACTTTTTCGATCACGATGCCGGGTATTGGTGGGCCGACGTGCGCTGGTTCCAAGGCGGGCAACCCGATCCGGTGTCGGCTATGCGCAAGGGCACCTCGCAGAAAGCCACGTTGCGGCTGCAGGCCGATACCGGCACGTGGAAGTCGTTCGACCATGCGGACTCGTTCGCGTTCACCTACGACGCGATGACCGACACGTTCGCGGTCGATCATCGTCAAACCAAGGATCTCGGCGCGGTTCCGCAGCGCTACAGCGGCCCCGGCGGCGGTTTCTGCACCTCCTACAACGACCAAATGCGTTGGTGGGACGACCCCGAGCACGGGTTTGGCACCCAGCGGCGCCGGGTCATCAACGGGCCCTGGCCCGATTTCGACACCGATACCGATAACCAGGTCGTCTCCCAGGTACACGGGGGATTTCAGGAGTGGTCGGTGCCCGACTCGGGCCGAAACATCCTGGGCGCGCGCATGAACCGCAATCCTGACGGCAGCTGGGCGGGCGACGGGGTGTTCGTCGAGTACGGCGCCGGATACCTGCGCCTGTACTACACGATCAACTTCGTTGAGACCACCTTGCGCAGCTGGCCGCTGGCCATCCCCATCGGGCCGCTGCCGGGCGAGAAGTTCACGCTGGTGTGCGGCACCGAGGATCACCCGCGCACGTTCCGCGTGCTGCGCAACGACATGGAGATCTTGTCGGTCACCGAAGCCGGCACGGGCTCGGCTCTGGGCGTGGACCATCGCGGCGTCGGCAACGGCATGTTCGCTGCCGGTGCGGTGATCAGCCAGGCCACGCCGTCCTCTATCCGCAAGCTGTCCGCGGGCGATAACGCTGCCGTGGCGCAAACCGGGTTCCTCAAGCGCATCAACATCGGTGATCAGGACATGTACGACGACTACGTGCTGTTCGGGCCGTTCACCAAGGTCAAGATCTACGACGGGCCCGGCTCGGATGAATATGTCGAATTCGGGCCGCTGCTACCCAATCAGGTGGTGTTTTTGCGCACTGATCCGCGCGTGCACACCACCTTGGTGCAAGACCTGACCTCGGTGCCGCCCTCACCGCAGGAACTCGATTTGTTCCAGGAGGCGGTCGAGAAGTTCATGAGCTTTGCGGGCATGAACGGTACGGCGTTCGCCGAGCAGATCAAGTCGCAGTTCGGCATTGCCCCGCCGCAGGGACCGCTGTACAAGTACCTCAAGGGCCGCTTTTCCAAGAACGCGGCGATACCACCGAAATCACCGGGCAATCCCGCGCAGCCGTATTTCGTGAAGGTCTCGATCGAGGGCGGCAACGCCGACTCCAAGATCATCGCCTCGGGCACGCCGCGGCGGAGATACCCGCTCTAATGCGTATCGCGTTGCGCCCCTGCGATCCAGGGGCCATCTCGTGATGCCCATATCCGATGAGCAGCGCTGGGAGGCGGCCAAGCGCTCGGGCGATATCGCGCGGATCGCCGCCACCGCCCGCGCCCTGACCGAGAAAAACTCGAAGGTCGACACCAGCTATCGGTTCACCGTCTGCGACAAGATGTGGACCCCGATGGCCTCGGTGGGCTCGGACCTGATGGAGGGTTCGGGCGCCCGGCCGCGCAACGACTGCCCCACCGGAAAGCTGATGCTCAAGGGCAGCTCGCCGCTGATCCAGATGTTCATGGACTGCCGCAACACCCTGGTCGGGGTCGAGATGGAGACCGCCGGCAGCCGACAGAACTTCTACACCAAGGTTCACCGCTACCGCTACGAAAAGGGCGCGTGGACAGGCAATGTCGAGATGCGCGGCATTTGGGACATCCTGAACTACTACGTGATCTGGCCGACGTGGTGGCTTCCCCTTGCCGCCCAGCCTATTTCGCACGCGATCTTCATCTGGGCGCTGCAGACCTGTGTGGAGAACATGGTCGCCGAGTGCGCGTTGCGCATTCAGTCCGGGTGGCTGGAGTTCGTCAACAACGGCCTGTCGCTCAACGGCGACATCCGGGCATGGATGGGCACGATCCTGCAGGCCCTCAAGCGTGACGGGCTCTCGGTGCAGACCTTCGGCAAGATGCTGCGCACCCCCACCTATGTGCAGCGCACCAACCCGTTCCTGGACACATCGCCTATGTGCGCCAAGACCGTTCGCATGGAAACTTGCGGAACGGTCATCAAGGATGTCACCCGCGCCTACGGTGTGGACACCCGCATGGACCTGTGGCGCCCCGGTGACCCGCAACCGGACAAGTGGGCCAACCTCGATTCGGCCACGTACGTCTTTTCGACCCGGGACCGCCAGCAAATCTCGGGACCCACCAAAACCGTTGCCGATTCGGTGATCAAGACAGTCATCGACCTCGGCGGATCACTCGGTGACATCTTCAAACCGGTCATTCAGCAGGTACCCGGTATGAACGGGGTGTTCTACGCCCCCAAGCTCGGTGTCGATTTCGAGCAGCCCTACGCCTACGTCGTGGCCCCCGAAGAGGGCGAGGACTCCAACATCATCAGCTGCGAAATCGCCGACCACACCCCCGAGGGCTGGCAACACATCATCGGCGGTCGTTCTCCAAAGTGGTTGAACGATCTTATGAATGCCACGTTTGCGTGGTTGATCGATTCGTTGATGATCGTGGTCGGGTTCTCCGGCATCCCGTCGGATCTGCTCTCGGGATTCCTGAACAACAGCTTCCTGGCGTTCCAGATGGTCCAGGTGTACCAGGTCCGCGACGAGGTGGGCCCCTTTCATCCGGCGATCGAGCGGTTCTACCCGACCGCCAGCGCCCCGTACAACATCGAAACCATGTTCGCGTTCATCAACGCGATTTTCGATGCACAAGGCGCTACCACGGCGCAGGTCACTTTCCGCAACGGTGACCAATATGCCTTGGGCCGAGACATTTTCGAGGGCGGCTTGATGTCGCTGGTGTATCACCGCCGAACCAAGATGATCACCGACTACATCGAAAACACCATGTGGCGCATCACCCCCACCGAGCAGACCACCCTGGTGCAGCTCGGTGACGGCCGCCGCGACGAGGCCCCCTTGGGCAGGATTCAAACGCTTCATCACTGGCGCATTCGAAGCCATCAACGTCATCACACTGGCCCCCCAGTCCTAACCGGAGGTAACCCACATGGCTTGGCCTATCGTCGATTTCAACGGAGCACGCTACTACCAGGGACAGGGCTACACCCTGGTCCCGGTCGACGGCACCGGGGTCGCGCACGTGCTGCTGCGCGAAGACGGCGGAATCATGGGAGGGGTGTCCGGGGTCGAGCAGGGCCCACCCGGCAAGCACGCCGAGTTCGACACCAAGATCGACCTGACACCACTAGCCCCCGAAGACACGACACCCGATTCAGCATTTTTCGAACTCATCACTCCCCCAACGGATACCACGCCCGGCAGGTGGAAGATGCACCTGGCGCTACACACCGGCAAGACCGGTAAAGACGGCGCGACCCGCTGGAATCCGCTGGACCTGTCGACCAATCCCAAGGCGGGGTGGATTCCGGCCGTCAAAACCGACCTACTCGGTTTTGAGCTTGTGCCGCAAAAGGTTGCCGAGGTGTTCTACCCGGGCGAAATCAAGAACATCGGTACGGGCAACGCGAACGGGACTATGGCCGCGATCGACATCCCTCCCCGCCCGTGGCCTCGACGCATCCGCGCACAAGGCCAAACGGTCGTTACTGGCGAAGCGGCCGACGTGCGCGTGAATCTGCTGGCCCGGCTCAACGGCGAGGCCAACGGCAACATCGTGGGCCGCTGCGTGGGCATCGCCCAGACTGATCGGCTGGCGTTCTCACCGGGCAAGCCCATCGGCCCCGGCAGCACCACCGACGACTACGACACCATTGCCGCTGGCACCTCGGCCACCGTACACATCCGGTGCGAGCGCCAAACCGGCACATCGACGTACACCGCCACCGCTGCGATGTCGCACTTCAACATCGAGGCCTGGCCGCTGTGACCGACAACCAGCCCGAGATCCCCGATTGGGCAAGAGATGTCCCCTCGGCCCCGGTGCACCGCGAGCAAGGCGGCGGCCTCACGCGGCCGTTCACGCCCCAACAGCTGCAGGAGTTCGGCAAAGGGTTCGTCGAACAGTTCATCGCCCGTGTGGTCCTCGCGGTGGTGGGCACACTCATTCCGGGCGTGAGTTCGTTTGACCAACTGCGTAATTGGGCTGAACACCTGCCGGTGGTCGGCGACATCATCCGCATTATCAACGGACTGTTCAGCGGAATATTCGGCGGGATCGACTTCAACAACCCGCCCACACCCGAACAGATCTGGCAGAACGTTGTCAACACACTGATCAAGCCGCTGAATGCCTTCGCCGAACTCATCGGCGGACTCATACCGTCATGGCACATTCCCGGCCTGGATGCCTCCAAGATCATCAGCGGCAAGATCGCCCAAACGTTCCTGAGCATCACCAACATCGCGGCCAACATCATCTCCGGCGTGCTCTCCGGCGGCAACATTCCACCGCTGGACGCATCAAAGGTCCAGACCGGCAAGCTCGGCAAAGACGTGATCCCGAACCTGACCAAGGACATGTCCACGGACTTACAGGCCGTCATCGATGCCGGGATCAATGCGGTACGGGACACCCCCAACGCAGTCGGTCAAACCATCGAGGGTTGGGCCGAGGCACTGGCCTCGATCCCGACCCAGCTGTTCAATCAGTTCGGCGGCAACAATGTGCCCCGGGCATCCCAGGAGCAGGCTAACGCGGCGATGGCCGCCCTGGTCAACACGGTCAATTCCCAAGGCGCGGCGATCAATGCGCTGCAAAACATCCTCTCCGATGTCGGCGGATTCAGTGCCTCGATCACGTTCCGCCCGGCGGAAACCACCGTATTCACCGGTCCGGGCACCGCGCCGTGGACACCTCCGGCATGGGCGGCAGGTGGGTACGGCGAGTATGTGATCGCGCCGGCCGCCGGTGGCGGCGGGGCCGGTGAAGGCGGCTCGGGAGCATTCGGTGTCGGCGGTTACCCCGGAGGGTGGGCCACCGGCACCTTCCCCATCGAGGCTGGGGCGTATTCGATCTTCGCCGGGGGAGGCGGTCTGGGTGGACAAGACGAGGGTTTGGGCTTCGGCGATAACGGCAGCCCTGGTAATACCTCGACGATCACCAGTCCGGCCGGCGCACCGGTGGCATCGGCGGCGGGCGGCGCCGGTGGTGAGGGGGCGCGGCGCGGCGGCAGCGGGCAGAACGGGAAAACCATCAGCCCCCAAACCTTGTCGGCATTCGGGGAGGCCTTCACCGCCGGATCCGGGGGCACCGGCAACGCGGGCACCGGTGGCGTGGCCGGTGGCGGTGCGGGCGGTAACGGTGGCCTGTTCGGCAACTACACCAAGGGCGGCACCGGTGGGCCGGCCAAGATCTGGATGCGCGCCCGCGCACCAATCCCGCCGCAGTTCACCGCCATGGGCACCCTGATCTTGCCGACGTTCAAACTCAACACCGGGGTCGCCCAAACCGATTCGATGACTGCCGCCGGGCAGTGGCGCACCATCGCGCCCGGCGGGGCCGCTGGCGGCTACATGCTGGTCATCCGCGCCAATTCGGGGTTTACCGATTACGTCTATCTGTGGATCTGGGATGTCTCCGGTGTCACCCACTACGAGTTGGGCCGGGTGGCGTCCGGGGTCAAGTCCGCGTGGAAGAGCGGCACGGTCGGGGCGGCGATCCCGTTCAACGCCTTCACCCTGACCTCCGATGCCGCCCGCACCTTCACCGTTGGGGTCAACGGCACCGCGTTCGACTCCTACAACGACTCGGGTGCCACCTCCCTGATGGGCGCGGCCTACCGCAGCGGCGGCTGGGCATCCTCCGATCCGGCGCTGCCCGGCTCGATGTCCCAGTTCGCGTTCCTGGACACCGGCACCCCCGCCCGCATCGTCTCGGGCACCGTCGCGACCGCCCAAGGCACCAGCAGCACCGCCTACGTGGACCTGACCACCCCCGGGCCTTCGGTCACTCTGAACGTTCCCGCCAGCGGCGAAGTCACCATCGATGTGTCGGCGGCGTACTCATCCGGCGGGGCTGCCGCACAAACCGGCTACATGGGATGTGCGCTCTCGGGCGCCAACACCCGCGCCGCGACCGATGCCACCGCGGCCTACGGACGCACCGTCACCGCGGGCCTTTACGGCACCCTGGCCCGCCGCATCCACCTAACCGGACTCACCCCAGGCACCACCACGTTCAAAGCCGTCTACAAAACCAGCACCAGCACCGCAACCTTCTCCGACCGCCACATCATCGTCGAACCCAAACCCTAAGACCGCACCGCGAAAGGCACAGAGAAATCATGGGATTCACCGACGCCGTACCCCTCAAACAGACCACCTACCAGGCCATGTACTTCGACGGCACACCACTAAGCGCCGCACAAACCCTGACGATGATCGACTCGCTGCTGACCGCTCGAAAGCTGCACTACGGCATCATCCACGGTTCCCAAGAAGTAGAAAACCCCACCGCCTGGCGTATCCAGCTGATGCGCCGCGACGGATCAGCCGAACTCATCGCCCTCGCCGACCGCTGGATCGTCGTCTCATCGACCGGCCAAATCCGCGTACTCACCCCCGCCGACTACCGCGCCGAATTCGCCACCGAAACCACCACCACAGAAGGGAATTGACCCGTGAACCTGCCCGAAGTCAAACAATGCACCGACCCCGCATCACACCTGTTCGGCGCCGTGGCCGTCCAATCGGGCGAAAACCGCTGGGGCGTCATGCACCCGGCCCACGGCGGGCACTGGGCCACCGACACCGAAGTCGCCGACTGGACCCCGCGCGATGCCTAACCAGCTGCTCAAGTACTCGGCCTTCTACGACGCACTTGCCGCCATCTCATTCCGGCTGGGCTGGTGGGCATCCGACCGGCTGTCGTCCTACGCCCAAGAAATCGACCCAGGCATCGAAAGGAAAGTACACCCGATGAGTTTCCGCACCGCATACGGCAATACGGTGTCCGAGAACGGTTGGCGTATGTGCAACCGGGACGAATGCGACATCGTGCGCATACCCGAGCTGTACCTCGTGGACACCGCACCGCTGCGCAAGGGCGCCCCGCTGACCATCCTGGGCGCCTGGCTGTACTGGTATGACCGCAACGTCGAAGAGATCACCTCGCCCGTGTGGGGCTGGTCGGCCACCAACGATGTCGCCAACAGTAATCACCTGGCGGGCACCGCTGTTGACGTGATGGCACCCAAGTACCCCTGGCAGCGGTACACGATGGATGCCGCCACGCAGGCCAAGGTCCGTAAGGGCCTGGCGCTGTTCGAGGGCTCGGTGTTCTGGGGCCGCGACTGGTCGCGCCCCGACGAGATGCACTACCAGATGGCCTGGCCCGAGGGCGACAAGCGCAATGACGCGTTCGCCGACAAGCTGCGCGGCGGATACCTCGGCATCTACGCTCCTGCGCAGCCCCCGGCGGTCGATCCTATTGCGCTACACCAGAAATTCGTTAAAGAAGCTCCCGACCGCAAGCTACTGGAATACATCGCCGAACAACTAGGTCCAGGACATCCCGACTGGGCATCAAAAGGTATGACGCTGCGTGACAAGGTGTGGTCCAAATGATCCGCATCGGAGACCGCAACGAAACGGTGCGTCAGTGGCGGGCCGTGATGAACGACTGGTTTGGGCCGCTGTACACCCGGCTGTTGGGGCCACTGCCGCAGGACACCGACGAGTTCGGGCCGCGCGCTGCCCTGTGGGCCGCCGAATATCAGCGCCGCACCGGCCAGATCCCCACCGGGCAGGTGTCCGATGATGACCTGCGCGCGTTGGGTATTGCGCCCCCGGCCCCGCCCGCCAATCGCCACCTGGGCCTAATGTTCCGGGGCACCGGAGGCATCATCGGCCAGGACTACGTATCTCGCGTCATGCAGGCCGTGGCCAACCTCGTCGAGGAAGTAAACCCCGAATTCGCCGCGACCATGGGCGGACTCCCGGTCGGCGCCGCGGGCAGTCCCGGTGACATCTCAATGGCCAAGGCCGTGGACATCGCCGTGGCCGACGCACAACGCATCTTCCTGGAGCGCTATCGCGCCAACGCCAACATCAAGGTTGTCGTCGGCGGATACTCGGCCGGCGCCGTCGCGGGCGCCCGGTTCCGCGCGTGGCTGCTGGAGCACTACCCGAACAACTACCTGTGCTCATTTAGCATCGGTGACCCCACCCGGCCCCACGGTGGCAGCTACTACGGCGGTCCAGTCCTTGCCGGGCAAGGCATCTCGTCATGGCGCTACGGCGACACAGGCGACTACCGGCACTGCTGGCTCACCGAGCCTAGCGACATGTACGGCAACATCCCCCTCGGGGTGGTCGGGGACATCATGGACGACTGTTTCGACATGGTGACCGCATTCCAGATCACCGACCCACTCGGGGCCGCAGGCGCCATCCTGCCCAAAATCCCCGAAATCGCCGCCAAGGCATTGGGTATCGAGCTGCCTGCCATATTCGGCGCGCTCACTGGCGGCCCCAACGGTATCGCCGCGCTCGGCCTACCCATGGTGCTCGGCGGTCTACAGGGACTACTCGGCTGGGGCGATATCAACCAGCTCACCGGGCCCGCGGCCGCGGCGCAGGCCGCCTTGATCGCGCTGCGTTTCGTCACAACCAGCCCACCGACCGCCGCGCATATTCAATACGAGTACCGCGAGGCCTGGCCCGGCCAAACCTATCTCGGCCTCGCCATCCAGCACGTGCGCGACTGGGCCAGCCGCACCCCCGCCATAGCCGCGTAGATCAGTCCGCCCCCGCGCGAGGAGAGCGCGCAGGGACTCCCCACACCGTAGCGCTCCCTATCCATGGCGCCATCGAAAAACTCCCCCTGAACCGCCCAAACGGTGTTATCCACAACCCCACCCGAGAGGACCCGTCATGCCCAACCCAGTGCCGCAAAACGACACCACACGTCTCATCGTCTATGCGGTCATGTTCATCGTCGTTTTTGGTGGGACCGTAGCCATGGTCATCTCTGGGAACATGGATGCCTCCAGCGGACTGCAATGGGTGATCTCCATCGCCGGCCTTGTCGGCTCCGGCCTGCCCGGACTCAAACTCGCCCAAGACATCCGCGGCGGCGGCTCGGACGGCGGTGGCTAGTTAGCGGTTGCCGTTACCGAGCTTTCTCGGCACGCGCTTCGCCCGTTTTTTACCCTTCGGGAACAGGCTGGTGGCGATAATCACGACGATGCCAATGACCTCGATGACCGAGCTGGTCAGCCACACAATCATGATCTTGCCGTCAGGGTTGACACGGTTGAACCACAGGTACCAGCCGAAGAATAGGTTGGCGGCGAGCAGCTGGGCGCAGACGAAGCCGATCGACCATGTGGCCACCAGTCGGCGTAGGTCAAGGTCCTGTTCCTCGTTCTCCACCTGGGCGTTGCGTAGCCGCAGCTCAACTGCGCGCAACGCACTGGCGGTATCTTCGTCGGGCTCAGCCGTGCCCTTATCTCCTGTAGGGGTTGCACCCGTCGGCGCCGCCCCAGACTCGGCTTCTAGCCGACGCGCCGCAGACAGCCGCTGATCGACGTAGGCCTTTGTGTTGCTGGATACGCCCGCGTCGTCAGAGCCGCGTCCAGCGGCAGTGTCAGCGCAGTCCAAGATTCTTGAGCCTGAAATCGATCGCGCTGCCCGAAACATTGAACTTCTGAGCGAGTTCGTCCGCCGACCATCCCTCGGCCCAGTACTTTTTGATGATCGCGGCAGGCATCAACAGCTCGGCGGCGAACTGGTTGCACCACACTTCAGCTGGGTTGGCGCCCGACGCCGCTAGCTCAGAGCGTTCATCGACATAGCCGATGTTTTGCTCATTGCGGTTCTTCACGAAGTGACCCAGCTCGTGAGCCAAGGTGAATCGCTGCCGCATGCCCCCGTCGGAGGCATTGAGGAATACCTCGACCGGACCGCCTCCCTCACGCACGATGAATCCCGCCAGATTCGGGTCCAACCGCTCCTGTTTGACCGCAATCCCCAGCCTGTCGGCCATCGCGAACGGATCCACCGGCAACTGCATCATGCCGCTGACGTTCCATACCTCGGCGCGCAGTGCACGGGCCGCGTCTCGTGGTGAAACGACATAGGGATTGTTCATCGAGGCGGCCCTCCTTCTGTCCGCATTCATCGTGTCGGGGCGCAGCACCATACGCCGCCAGTATGACACCACCACCGCGCCATCCCCGTGTTTCACCACCAGAAAGGACCCCATGCCCTCCACATCCAGGCCAGCCCGGTGAGCCCCGATCAGATCCAAGCTGTCGGCGGCGCCATCGTCGCCATCCTCGGCGCCTGGCAAGCCCGCACCTCGCGCAAAGTCCGCGACCTGGAAGCGCAACTAGCCATCGTCGTAGGCCAGCGCGACCAATATCGCGACAAACTCCGCGCAGCCGTCCGCCACATCCGTGAATGGATGGGCTGGGCGCGACAACACAGGCCCGAAACGCCCACACCCGAACTACCACCAGAGCTGGTCGACGAGGTGTAAACGATCGGAACTCACCCGGTGTATGGAGGCCAGAGAGGCTTGGAGCATACGGCTATGTGGCAGTTCCGCCACACCAGGTGCGGAGAAACTGAACCCTCTCGAACGCTGTATTTGTCAAGTTGCCTTGACCGTTCGCGAGCACGCTGCATGCCTCATCAAGGCGTTCACGTACCACTCCCATTCGGTCATGGGTGGCGGCAACGGGGATGGGGGCTGCGGGGAACTCGGGTGGGTCCGGTCGGCTGATTGATGCCGCGAACGCAGCCGGTGTGTTCGGTACTTGCGGTTCTCCGGTGAAGCGCCCGGCCATGGCCTCGTCCATCGCTACCAGCATGATCGCGCGGCGACGGAGTTCTTCGGTGAACCAACGCATGCATTGGGCAGCAGTGTCCAAGCTGTCTGATTCCCCGTCCGGCAGTGTGGCTTTTCCGCGAGATTCCATGAAGCGTTCGTATTCCACGATGCGTTCGATATGTCTTGCGGCACTGTCTAATAGAGCGGCGGTGAAGTTGGCTCTGGCGGCATCCAGCGGCGGATTCATGCTCATCTCTCACCAATCCTCATCGTCTTCTTCCTGTTGTTGCAGAAATTGGCGCCACTCGTACTGAATCTGCCGGTTGCAGTCGGCCTCGATCTGCTCGCGCACCTCAGCGGGAACATTTTGGCCGCGAAAATCAGTCAGAGCGCCGATGTCATAGTCCTCGGCGGCGAGCCACTCTGCGATCTTCTCTTCAACCATCTTGTGATAGCGCTCCCTGAAACGCGCCTCATCGGGGTCCTCGACCGGCTCAGCCTCGGCATCAGGCAGGGTCACACCCGGTGGCAGCTTTCCATTGCGCAACACATACACGATGTCATCAGGCAAGCCCGAGAGATCCGCCAC